GCAGAGCGTGTTACAAAAGCGGCAACAAGTCGTGGAACTGATATGCACCTTCTAGTAGAACATCATCTTAAAAATGAAAGTCTTCCAGAAGTTCAACCAATCTCAGATTTTCTTTTTAAAATTGCAAAAACAGACCTGAACCGTATAAATAATATTTACGCCCTAGAAGGGTCCCTATATAGTAAGCAATTAGGTATTGCTGGGACAGTTGATTGTATCGCTGAATATGACGGCGAGTTAGCAATAATTGACTTTAAAACTTCTAAAAAACCAAAACCACGAGAGTGGATCGAACATTATTTTGTTCAATGTATGGCATATGGATGTATGCTTTACGAACTGACTGGTATTTCAGTTAAAAAACTTGTAATCATTATGGCTTGCGAAAATGGAGAATGCGTCGTTTATGAAGAAAGAGACAAATCAAAGTACATCAAACTTCTCACAGAATACATTAGAAAGTTTGTTAGAGATAAACTGGAACTCTATGGAACCAAATAAAGAACTAGAACAGGCAATAGAAAATAAGTTTTTAACACCTTCTAAATTTGCTCTTGAAATTGAGAACATTGTTGCATTAGAAGGTTTTAATTATATTGATGCAATCTGCCACTATTGTGAAATCAATTCACTTGAGGTAGAATCGGTTACGAAACTTATTTCAAAACCACTAAAAGAAAAGTTAAAGTGGGACGCAACTCGTCTTAACTTTATGAAGAGAACTTCGAGAGCAAAATTGCCTTTATGATTGTGACTCCATTTGAAACTTATCAACATTATTTGTCACTCAAAAATCATTTCACAAATCCAAAATACGACTTCTTTAAATATGGCGCGAAAACTCGCGCCAGTATTACATCCTTTAACAAAAGGCGTGATAAATACTGGTTCGAAAAGACTTCACGCAAGTATTCTGATAAAGAAGTCGTAGATTTTTTAGTATCAAACTTTGTAGCATCAGATTCCCCTAGTAACTTATGGATTGGAGAAATTATCAATTCTGGCGAAAGAACTTACGCAGAATGGATGCGGAGACAACAGAGTTTGACTTACTTGTTCAAAGAACAAAGCAACGAATTGTTCTCGGAGAACGAATTACAGGATGTTTTCAACTGTTCCAAAGGACATCCGAAAGTTCTCAAAAAGTTTCTAAGCGGGCAATTGTCGCTAGAAACTTTCACAATATACGAAAAAATATTTGGTTTCTCAAAAACTTTTGATAAGAAACTTGATGATCCTGTGTGGGAAACCGTAAGTTTGAAATTAAAAAAATATATGCCATTCCTAAATATTGATGTGTTCTCTTTTAAAAAGATTTTACGGGAAATCATAGATGAGTAACTTTTTTGACTCCGATATTATTCAAGAAGAACTGAAAGAAATCAACAAGTTGCAAGAGGAGATTTACGGAAGTATTCTCACTTTTGGTATGATGGACCGTGAAACAAAACTGGAACATATTGAAAAACTGGAGCTCTTGCTAGAAAAGCAGAGAGTGATGTATACTAGGTTATCCCTTTCAGACGACCCAACAGCGGTCGAAATGAAAGAGAATCTACGCAAATCAGTTGCCCTGATGGGTTTTCCACCAGAAACTGATCTGCAAGTTTTATTCAGTAGTATGAACAAAACAATCGAATCCCTCAAGCAATATATTGACCGCTGAGGAAATCCCTGTTATACTATCCGAGTAATCCCCCGAATCCAATTAATCCGAGGTAATCCAAATGTCGTTTTCCGACCTTAAAAAGCAATCTAAACTTGGCAATCTTACTGCCAAACTGGTTAAAGAAGTTGAAAAAATGAATAATGCAGGTGGCGGTTCTTCTGATGACCGTCTCTGGAAACTGGAATGTGATAAGAGTGGCAATGGTTATGCCGTTATCCGTTTCCTGCCTGCTCCGAATGGTGAGGACCTGCCATTCGTGAAACTTTACAGTCACGCATTCCAAGGTCCTGGTGGTTGGTATATTGAGAACTCTCTAACTACTCTGGGTCAGAAGGATCCAGTTTCGGAACTGAACTCCGAACTGTGGAACAACGGAACCGATGCTGGTAAGGAACTGGCACGTAAGCAGAAGCGTAAACTGACTTACATTTCTAACATCTACGTTGTGAAAGATCCTGCTAATCCCTCCAACGAAGGTAAAGTCTTCTTGTTTAAGTATGGTAAGAAGATCTTTGACAAACTCACCGCTGCAATGCAACCTGAGTTTGAAGATGAGGAAGCAATTGATCCGTTTGATTTTTGGCAGGGTGCTAATTTCAAACTGAAAGCAAAGAACGTTGCTGGTTATCGTAACTATGATTCCAGTGAGTTTGCCGCTGCTTCTACTCTACTAGACGATGATGATGCAATGGAAGCAATCTGGAAGAAGCAATATTCTCTTGCTGAACTTGTTGCTGCTGATCAGTTCAAGACTTATGATGAACTGAAAAAGCGTCTAGACTATGTTGTTGGTAACAAGGGCACTCCTCGTTATCAGGATCCTGAAGATCTTGATGAAGAAGATAACACTCGCGGTTCTGTCAAGGATCTTGATGACGATCTTCGCAGTGAACTCAACAACCTTCAACCCACCCGCCGAGTTTCTACTCCTGTGGTTGAGGAAGATGAGGACGATGATGCACTCAGTTACTTCGCCCGCTTGGCAGAAGACTGATCAGGTGCTATAATGAGGGGAGTGGACCTCCCCTCTTTTTTTATGAAATCTGATTACTATATTGATAGGATTTCTAAGAAGGATGCGAAAGAACTTCTACTGACCTATCATTATCTAAAAGATTTTTCAAAAGGTTACAAATCAGGATATAACTATGGTTTGTTCCGAAAGAATGACTTTTCTCCCTTGAATATTGGAGGACCAGTCGGCGTTTGTATTTTTACTGGACTTCCAGTTCCAGAAGTAGCACAAGGAGCATTTGGACTAGCAAGAAATGAACAAGAAGGACTCTTTGAACTTTCACGACTTTGCATACACCCTGACACCCAACAGGGAGAGTATAATATCACTTCTTGGTTCGTTTCAAGAGCGATTAAACAGTTACGAAAGGATACAGAAGTTAAAGCAATCATCTCTTACGCTGATAACGATTTTCATACTGGCACAATCTATCGCGCTTGTAACTTTAAGTATTGTGGTCTTACAGATGCAAAAAAAGATTTCTATTATGCAGACGGCACCAAACATTCAAGAGGTAAAATGAAAGGTGCTGCAGGAGAGTGGAGAGAACGCTCCCGCAAGCACCGATATGTGATGATGTTTGATAAGAATCTAAAACTCTTATGGACCGATGAGACGAGTGTTCTCAGTGCGGATTAGTTTCTTGTCAACATACTGAGAACTTCTATCATAATGCATAATCACTCTCATATCATTTAAGAATTGTTGTAAATATCCAGATTTTAAAATATAAATTTCTCTTTTATCTTCATTCAAATTTATTTCATATTCATAATTTGTGACTCCTATAACTGGATTTATTTCTCCAGTAGAGTCTGGTGTAAAAACTTGATTATCATAAGCACCAACACCAATATAAGTTGATCCAGAAGAAACGGTTATTTTAAAATTAGAGTCAACTTTTTGTCCTTTTGGTAGAATGAGTCTACCTTTTTGATCTTTAACTTCTATTGTTTCATAATGATGAATCGCATTTAAATTTTGAGTAGTATATTTGTTTTCTGCATAAACATATAGATCACGATTTGATAGTGGCCACTGATCTCTAACGTTTATAATTCCAGCAGTTAACAGAACAACCCAATCATAATCTGCTTGACCATAAACTAATTGAGCAACAGTATCTGGTCTACCACCTTCTTGAATTTGAAATTTATTAAACAGAGTTGCTTTATCTTGTAACCAGTCTAAAAGTTTAACTCTACGAAATAAATTTTTAACCCTTACATAATCTTGTGAAGAGTTTTTATGAGGGAGTGGAGACTGATATTCTAAATCTGGTAGTTCTCTGAAATATGGCATTTTAGTAACCTACTCCATCCATTGCTTCTGGTTGATCATAATCTTCACTGTAAACAGGATTAATTTCTTTAAACGTTAAAGACATTTGCAAATGAACTGGTGCTCCATCTTCATATGTTGCATAAGTTCCTGATGCTGTATAATTTACAGAAATGTCAGTTAATGCACAAGGTTTGAATGTATTTAAAAAACTATGTTTTGCAGGTCCTGTTTTATAAGTCAGTTGATAAACGCTTGGAGCACTAATAAAAAGACCAGCATTTGTATTACTGCCCGTTCCTGCACCACCATTTCTGGCAGACATTGTTTGCTTTAAAACTTTAATTATACCTTTGATTTCTTCTGCTTCCTGTCTAGATCTAGGAGCAAGGTCAAATATAAATGGGAAAGATCTTAAATTAACACCTTGAAAAAGCAATTCTAAGTTTGAATTTAAAACTTGGCCAGTTGCTCTTGATATTAAAGATTCTGGACTAACGTTAGTGCCAAGCACATTAACTGCTCTGGCAGTAACATATGCGCTTAAAGCATTTTTTTGATCGGTAGTAATATTTGGTAAATTTTTTAAATTGTTAACTGCTTTGGTAAAAGCGGCTGATGGTCCTTCCTTAATACCAGATTCACCCAATGCTATTAATGCACCTTCAATAGGATTAATAGTATCATCTCCCCAAGTTACTGAGTTTGTATCACTAATATTCTGTGGTATTGGTAAAATAATATAATGAGTTGGACTAACTTTATTTGCTTTTTGTCGTTGCTGCATTGTTTTTGTTTGAACTGGCGGACCAAGTTCAAAACTACCACCAATATAATCAAATATTTTAATCTCTAAGTAATCAGAAGTATTATCTAATCTTTTTAGTGGATATCTAAAAGTTGTTTTACCACCACTTTTGTTTTGTGATGTGGTTGCACCTGCATAAGCATTTGCATATGCATTTTGAGTGGATGCGATAGTAGATGCTTCACTCCCTATTGGAGCCCCGACATTGAGTGGCATTTATAATACTTTTTTAGTTATTTATTCGGAAATTTGCAAAAGGTATTGCTTGTAAGTCTTTTATTTCTGATGGGTAAACTTCATACAAAGACCCTACCACTTCATTCCAAGTGTATTGGCGTACTTCTCCCCAATGCATATTCAACCCTTTGAATCCCCATTGAAAGACATCCGTTACTGCAACTAATGGATTTTGATCGTATCTTAGTTGTGGTGTTTTCGCGTTATAAACAAAAATATAAAATTTACCTGCCTGAGGAACTTTTCCACTTTCCGAAACTACTTCCAGAAGTTCCAACATTAAATCATCACCGCTTTCTTTTCCTGTGATTCCATTAAGAACAGAACGAACTCGGTTTTGATTGCTATCAGTGTCTGTTGGTTGTTTCTTTGCTTTTTGTTCGGCAAGTTTTCTTTTTTGGGATTGGAGAAGAGTCTCTCTCTTTTCTGCCATTACTTGATACCTAGTTCGTTTTCTGTTAGAACTTTAAATTCATAACCACGATCTGCACACCATTCTCTTGCTGCTTCCCATTTTGCTTGATTTTTAGCATATTCATATGCTTCACTGATATATCCTTTTGTTTGCCTTTTTTGTTTTGGTGGAGGAACAGTTTGTCTTTTTGGTTTGATCTCAATCACATATTTTTTAATTGAACCATTTTCTTCTTTTACCTTAATAATGAAGTCGGGAAAATATCTATGAACTTTTCCATCTATTGGTGATCTATATGGAATACATTTCTCTTCTGATGCCCATTCTAATACTTTTTCATTTAAATCACAATAAACACAAAACTTTCTTTCCCATAAAGAACGATATATGATGTTTGTTGGATCTCCTTTGTATTTTTGTGGATAAGATGGTTTATATTTTCCCTTGTATGACATCTAAATAACTAAAATACTCATAATAGGTATTTAGAGTGCCTGCACCAAGACCAAGGAAAATATCAGAGTTTAAACCACTTTTTACCAATCTTGCACAAACCTCACATTATCAGGTAATTTTTGGTGGATTATCTGGTTCATTAAGATCTTATCTTAGACTAAGAGGAGTTGATTCTCGTTTTATTGGAGAATCCGTTGGATTGCTTTGCAATTCTGCTTCTTTGCCAGGAAGTTCTTTTGCAACAGCAGATATTGTTGGTAATTATACTGGAGTTGCCGAAAAAATGGCACATACCAGAACATTTACCCAAATTGATTTAGAATTTTATGTTGACAGATCTTATAGAACTATAAAATTTTTAGAGCACTGGATGGAATTTGTGAGTAGTGGATCAAGAGAACAACCATATCAAGATGGATATTATTTTAGAATGAGATATCCTGATGAATATAAATGTAATGCAACAAGAATTGTAAAATTTGACAGAGATTATAAAAATTATATTGAATATACTTTCTATGGATTATTTCCATTAACTTTAAATTCTACTGCTATATCTTATGAATCGTCTGGAATTTTAAAGGCAAGTGCTTCTTTCAGTTATGAAAGATATGTTTGTGGGAGAACTTATAGCATTGATATTGCTAGAAATGCAGATAATAACTTAGTACCAGAGTTGGCAACTAATTTCTTAAATGAAACAAATTTAAATAAACCAGTTTATGTTCCAGTATCTCCTGGTGCAGCGTCTGCAAGTGGAGTTAGATTTAGACCAGTCAATGTTTCAACTGGTGAAGCAATAGTTACTGGTCAACTTTATAATACTCTTTCGGGAGGAATTTCAAACGGATATTTCAGTTCCAGTAAATCAAGTTCGACTAATTCGGTAATTGGAACTAGAAGAGTGATCTAAATATTTTTATCTGAATTGTAAGGATTATTATGCCTTTACCCAAAATTTCCACACCAACTTATGAGTTGGAAATTCCTTCGTCAAAAAAGACGATTAAATATAGACCTTTTCTTGTTAAAGAAGAAAAGGTTTTAATTATTGCAATGGAAAGTGAAGATAGTAAGCAGATTGCAAACGCAGTTAAAGAAGTTATTTCTGCTTGCATTTTAACAAGAGGTGTAAAAGTAGAAGAACTTTCTACTTTTGATATTGAATATCTTTTTCTAAACATTCGTGGTAAATCTGTTGGTGAAGATGTAGAAGTTTTAATTACTTGTCCAGATGATAATATTACTCAGGTTCCCACATTAATCAATCTTGATGAGATTAAAGTTCAAGTTTCTGATGATCATTCAAGAGATATTAAACTAGACGATAATCTAATCCTAAGAATGAAATATCCTTCAATGGATGAGTTTATTAAGAGTAATTTCACTGCTGGAACTGAAATTGGTGTAACAGAAACTTTTGATCTTATTGCTTCTTGTATTGAACAGGTTTATTCTGAAGAAGAATCTTGGTCTGCAAAAGATTGTACTAAAAAAGAACTTTTAGAATTTATTGAACAATTGAGTTCAAAACAATTTAAAGAAATTGAAACTTTCTTTGACACGATGCCAAAACTTTCTCATACTATTAAAGTTAAAAATCCAAAAACCGATGTTGAAAGTGAAGTTGTATTGGAGGGACTTACTTCTTTTTTCGGGTAAGTATGGCTCACGAAGATCTTGAGTCATACTACAAGGTTAATTTTGCCTTAATGCAACATCATAAATATAGCTTGACAGAGTTAGAAAATATGATACCTTGGGAGAGAGAAATTTATCTTTCTCTTCTCAAACAGTATATTGAAGAGGAAAATCTAAAACAAGGAATAAATGGCTGAGATAAAATCGCCACTATCGGGAGGATTAAGAGTTGCTAGAAAAACGGTGTCTGCGGATGCTTTCAGAGCAGCAGCAGCGCCACCTCCTGCTCAGCCAGATCCAGTTACAACATCATTAATACAAAGAAACTCATTAGCACTAAACACGGTTTCTGAACAGTTATCTGCATTAACGCAACAAGTTAACTCATTAAACGTTGCGATGCAGAATGTTTATGGGAATGTTATCCAAAGTGCTGCATTAGAAAGAAGACAAACTGCTCAGGAACAAGATCAAGAAAGAAGACTTGCTGAGCAACAATTAAGAGAAGGAAAAGAGAGTATTATTGAAAGAAAGATACAAAATGCTCTTGTATATCCTGTACAAAAAGTTGCAGCGAAAGCATCATTTACTCTTTCTCGTTTGATGCAATTTTTTACCACTCTTCTGGGTGGTTGGTTATTGCAGCAAGGTATAGAGACTATCAAGGCTCTTGGTGACGGAAATAGGCAAAAGTTAGAAGAAATTAAAAATAGTGTCATTAAAAATCTTGGCATTATTGGTGGAGTATATGCTGGAATTAGGTTTGGATTAACTTCTGTATTCAATATACTAACAAGAGTTGCTGCTAGGGTTACAACTGCTGTTGCAGTTGGATTATTTTTAAGACCAGTTCAAGCACTTCTTGATGGTGTTAAAGGTGCAGCAAATAGAATTATACCTAAAATAAAAAATATTCTTCCTGGATTTTCAAGATCTGGTGGTGGGGGGAATCCACCTCCTGCTGGTGGAAATCCACCTCCTGCTGGACCAGCAAGAACAGTAGCAGAAGCAGAACAAAGAGTTTCGGGGCAAGGAATAAACAGATTTGGATTGACTTCTATACTTACTGGTGCCGCATTAGGGACTGGTTTAGACATTGCTGGAGGAGAAGATCCTGCAAGAGCAGCAGCAGGTAATCTTGGTGGTGCCACTATGGCAGCAGGTGCAGCAAATCTATTCTCAAGATTTGCACCAGGTCCTCTTAAACTTCCCGCTGCTCTCGCTGCTGGATTTTTTAGTTATGGTCCAGCAACAGATTTGTTCAAAGGATTTTATGATAAGTCAACTGAAATGTTTAGTGGTGGAGCATTTGGTGGTCCAGGTGTAGATAAAAACTTACTATCACAAACATCACAAAACAAAATTACAAATATTGCTTTTGGATCTAATAATTTAATGGGTGATGGAAAACAAACTTCCGATGTTGCATCACAATCTGAAAATCAAGATTTTAGCAAACCAGCACAATATGGAGAAATTAATGTTGCTCAGTTGATGGGTGTAGAAGGAATTAACTTACAAGATGCATTTAGTTCTTCTACATTAAAGACTCCCATTGCTGATATAACTCCAATAAAACAGGAAGCAACAATGAAGGCAGAAAGTGTTGGTCCTTTACCAGAACCAGCACCGACAATTATTCCATTACCAATGGGCGGAACACAAGTTGCCGCAAAACAAGGAGCATCTGGTCAAAATACTGGACCAGCAAACAATGTTCCAAGTATTGATCCAGAAAATCATAATAATTTTTATGTTGTTTATGCTCACTCAGTGTACAATGTACCGATGACATAATATGGCACAAAATCTTCAAGGGACTTTAATAAAATCAACAATAGGTGTAGATAAAATTAAAAAGTCTGTAATGACTTTTAATAAGAGTATTAACACTACTCAAAAAACGGCAATGAAGATTAATACTTCACTGTCAAATAGTAATCGCCAAAAACAACAATCAATAAGACTTTCCGTATCCAACTTTCAGAAAAGGAGAGAAGCAGTTAGAAGAAGAGAAAGAGAAGATATAATTGAAGCATCTGGAATTAGTGGGGCAATTAGAAGACAGGGTAAAGTAATATCATCTAGCACAAAAGGTTTTCTTGGTAGAATATTAGATTTTATTGGAACTTTAATGGTTGGTTGGTTATTAAATAATCTTCCAACAATTATTAGACTTGGTGAACAACTCATAACGAGAATGGGTAAATTGTATGTTGTTTTAAGATCTTTTGTGGGTAACGTTACAACTATACTTTCTGGATTTGGAAGTCTTTTAACGGGAACTTTTAGAAATTTAATTGCTTTTGATTTCAGTACTCAGAAGCAATTAATTGATAGTAGTTTGTCTACAATTCAAAATGGAATGTTAGGTATTGAAATGGACTTTAATAGAGCAATAGATCTTCTTTCTCAACCACTTGATCTTGGATTTGATGAACTAGATATTCCAGAAGAAAGGGGTGAAGCACCACCTGCTGCACCAGAAGATGTTCCTACTGGTGCTGGTGGTATGCAGGCAATATTAGATGTAATTGGTGATGCAGAATCCCCTGGAAAGGGATATACTGCAATTGCACCCGGAGATTATAATCCAAATCTTACAAAAATGACAATTGCAGAAGCAAATAAGGCAATTGGTGTTAAAGGTGGTAGAGGTGCAATTGGTAGATATCAACTTACAAACCCAATAGGTCAAGCAAGGGCAGCAGGTCTAAATCCTGATAAAGATTTGTTTAGTCCAGAAAATCAAGATAAGATAGCACTTCACTTAATAAAATCAAGGGGTGTTACTCTTGATATGATCAAGAATAATCCAGAAGAAGCATCGGTTCGTTTGAGTGCTGAATGGGCAGGTCTTCCAATGTTGAAAGTTTCAGGCCCATACGCAAGAAAAGTCGGAGATAGTTATTATCAAGGTTATAATGGAAATAGATCGACAATTTCTGTTGATAGACTAAGAAAAGCATTTTCTCAGGCAGTTACTACACCAGCAACAACACCAACACCATCTACTCCATTACCAAGATCTCGTGTCAAGGATGAGATTAATGTATCTGGTCCTTCTGGTGGAACACCCTCTGTTGGTCTTTCGGGAGGTGGTGGTAATTATGGAGCATATAGATCATCTACAAGAAGTCATGCAGGTATTGACATAGGAACTAGCGGACAGAAAGGATGGTTAGTTGGTTTTAAATCATCTGGAGTAGTAACCTATGCTGGTCAAGGTGGTGGATATGGAAATCTAGTCATCATTAAATCTGGTAATACTGAATATTACTTTGCACACCTTGCAAGAATCTTTGTTAAACTTGGACCCTATAATGGAGAAGTGATTGGAGAAATTGGAAATACTGGTTCTGGTTATGGAATACACTTACACTATGAAGTTCGCCCAAATGGAAGACCAATTGATCCAAAACCATATTTAAATCTCTTAGATATTGGAAGACAGACTATTGCACCCCAAACTGCTGCAAAACCAGCAACTCCAACAGGAATACAAATTGCTAGTGCAACACCAGCATCGACTCAAACTGCAACACAAGTCACACCAGAAAGAAAGGGTCAAACTATATTAGTACCAATGCAAGAACCAACACAAGTTGCACAGGCACCTGCACCATCTTCCAGAGGTGGTAGTGGTTTAAGTGGATCAAGTTCTGATAAAAGTGGATTAAATAGATATATCGAACAAAGTCAGTATCTTTCCCTAGCGTAATTATAAATGGCAGCAATCGACAGGTCAATATACGAAACACTTATTCTCGAGTCAAGAGATGGCAAAAAAACTGTCGATGTTAGATTAGGAACAGTATCTATCGATTATTATGAGGACATTTTTTCACCAACAGTTACCGCAACAATAGTGATTACAAACTCTGGTAACTCTGTTCCAAAATCAGATAATCAAGGCAATCCAGATCTCGTTTGTATGACACCTGATGGTGAAATGCAATCAATTTATCAGGGTCTTCCTCTAAGAGGTGGTGAAAAGGTTTCTATTAAAATAGCAGGAAATTCTCCAACTAATCCTGGATTAGATTTCGCAACTAATCCAGAAGATAATCTTTATGTTTCGAGTATTGGGAATGTTATTAGTGAAAACCAAAGGGAGACATTTGTTTTATACCTATCTTCAAAAGAAGCAATTATAAATGAAACTCAAAATGTTACTAAAAAGTATCCAACTTCATCCCCAATATCAGCATCTGCCGAAAATATAATTAAAGAATATATTAGAACCAATAAACCAGTTCAAATTGATCAAACCTCAAATAAGTATGGATTTGTAGGTAATTCAAAAAAACCATTTAGTCTTTTAGTAACTTTAGCATCAAAGTCAGTTCCAGAGATATCAAAAGAAAATTCAACTGCTGGATTTGTTTTCTTTCAAACAAAAGACGGTTTCTTTTTTAAATCCTTGGATAGTTTAATTACACAAGAACCAAAGGCATCTTACACTTATACTGAAATTAACAAACATTCTTCCGAAAGAAATAATGATTTTAATATCTTATCATATACTACAAGTAAAAATCAAAAATTATTAGAAAATCTAAGAATGGGGGCATTTGCGTCTGAAAGAATTGTTTTTGATCCTTCAACTTTTAGAACAACCATTATAAACTTTGATAAAAATCAATATGCTGGAAAATCAAAAAATCTTGGAACAAAGATAGAACCTCCTAAGATTTCTTTTTCAGATGCGGTTGATCTAGATCTCGGAGAAACTACATCAAGAATAGTTGCAACGATTGCAGACATTGGAACATTTGATCCAGAAGTTTCATTAAATCAAAATGCAAACTCAATAAATTATCAGGCACAATCTCTAATGAGATATAATACATTGTTTACGCAAGTATTAAATGCAACTATTCCATCAAATACAAATTTGAGAGCAGGAGATATTATTGAGTGCCAGTTTCCAAAAACAACTATTTCTAAAAAGAAAGAATTTGATCAGGAACAAAGTGGTCTATATATGATTAAAGCATTGTGTCATCATTTTGATACCACTGGATCATATACATCTTTGAAACTAATTAGAGATACTTTTGGAAAATTCGGAACTAATAATAAGGTAGATTAAGGAATGTTAGATCAGTCTCTAATAAAAAGTAATTTTATAGGAAAAGATGGATTTATATGGTGGATTGGACAAATTCCACCAGAGGAAAATCATCAAGGACAAATTAATGGTGCTGGTTGGGGACACAGATATAAAGTTCGCATTTTAGGATATGATTCTCCTAGAACATCAGAACTTTCAAATGATGAACTTCGTTGGGCGCAAGTTATGCTCCCAACAACCGCTGGATCTGGTGCAGCAAACCAGGCAACAACTGTCTCAATCTCGCCAGGTGATTGGGTTTTTGGATTTTTCTTAGATGGATCACCAGATTATAGTTTACCAGTAATCCTTGGTGTATTTGGCAGAACATCACTAGTTGGAACTAATCAATACATAGCACCTTTTCAACCCTATACTGGATATACAAATAAGGTTGATAATGATGGTGCTAACCTCATAAAAAATGAGGCAAATGAAAATAATGCGAATTCGCAAAAATCACCAAGACACGTATCACCAAATCAAGCAAAGAAAATTGGTCCAGATGAAAGATCTTATTATAGTGCAATTGGAGACACTATAAAAGCAGCAACTGGATCTACTTCAAGTACAATTGAAAAAATATCAACTGAAGTTGATAACTTTGTAAATAAAATACAATCAATTTCTGATAATGTAACCGGAGCAATTGGAAAAACAAAAGCATTAATTAACGCAGAAATTGCAAACATAACAGCAAAAATACAAAAAATTGCAAGTGGAATTGTTAATAATGTAATTAACAATTTATATAAAGCATTAGAACCAGTATTAAACGCTGGATTGAAATTGCTTTATAAAACAGTTTATGCAATTGTTTTTGCCGCAACTCAAAATGATCCAATAGCACATCAGGCAGGAGTTGCAGCACAAGCAGCAATGATCGCACCAGTTCAAGCAATTGAAGAAGCGTTGCCTTGCATTGCCAATTCAATATTAGGATCTATTGGTAATGTAATTAAAAATCTTTTAAGTTCAGTTGCAGATAATGTTGCTAATTTTGTGAGTTGTATTTCAGAACAATTTATTGGCGGGTTATTAAATCATATCATTGGTGGAATAGATTCAATACTTACACCTCTTCTTGGTGGAGTTGAAAAGATTTTAATGGGATTTAATCTAATTTCATTTTTGAGATCAAGTGCAGAAGGACTATTAAGTAGAAATTTCAGACGCTCTTGTAATGAAATTGCTCCAAATTATAATTCCCCAACAAATCAGTGGGTTATTGGCAAAGGTGCAAAAGAAGAACCTGGTATTCCTATAAACGCTATTTTAGAATCTGCTAATCTAGCAGCATCGATAGCAGAATCTTTCATCAATACGGGAGAAGCAATAGATGACTTTGTAAAAGATGTTGGATCTCTTGACTTCTTAGGAAAAGGATTCTCAAATCCAGGATTCAAAGGTCTCGTTTCCGATTGTTATGGTGGTCCACCATTAAATTGTGGAGGAGTTAAAGTTAAGATATTTGGAAGCAATGGATCAGGAGCATCTGCAAGAGCAATTATTGGTTCATTAGTTGGTGATGGACCAATTGTAACTGGAAGTATTGTTGGATTTGAAATAGATGATGGTGGGTCTAATTATGATTTCCCACCATTTGTAGAAATTATTGATGATTGCAAACAAGGATATGGGGCTGTGGCAAGATCAGTCATAGATTATGATGAAGAGTCTCCAACTTATGGACAAGTGATTGAAATTTACATTGTTTCTGAGGGTGAAAATTATCCTGTTAGTGGAACAGTTGAAGCAACGAGTCCAGAACCACCGTATGTTATTGATGATATTGTTATTATTGAACCTGGAACTGGATATACGAATACCGATACAGTTATAAATGTATCTACTCTTGATGCTGTTGGTATTTCCACTACGAGTCCTATTTCATATAAAATACAGGTTGGTGATAATGGAGAGATTACTAAAGTATTCCCAATAAATAGTCAATTGAATAATGTTTTAGAAGTTAATGATTTGCCAGTTCTTAAAGTGATAAGTGAAACTGGTTATGGAGCAACTCTCAAAGCAAGACTAAAACCGAGAAAACAATATCAAGGTGAAGTTAAACAACAAATAGATTGTATCGGTAAGTAATATGGCACAAAGACCTTTCGAAAAACAAAATTGGCAAAGAAGAAAGTATCATTCTTTTAGTCCTCATTTCAGAATTGATACTGGTAACCCTCAAATGGGTTTAAATGGTAGTGATGTTTATAATTTATATGGTGTAAATGATGAAAGAGATGTTTCTCTTGTAGGAATGTCTTTTGGTGGAATGTTTCATATTTACAATGATCAATCGATTGAAATTATAGGTGGTCAAAAAAGTACCACAACTGGAGTTGATATTATTATTACTGGAAAAAATGGTGATATCTGGATTACTGCTGAGAAAAATGGACAAGTTAGAATTCGTGGAGCAAATGTTGTAGTAGATGCGGATGAAAATCTAACGTTAAAAGCAGGAAATAGTGTTAAAATTGAAGCAGGCAATAAAATAGATCTTAAATCAAATATTGCAAACTGTGATGCTCTTTCGGGTAATTTGGCACCAGAGAATGCAACCTTTATGAATGGTGTGTTTAGAGGAACTTATGTAGCAGATAAAGCGTTAGGAACTCTTGGTGGTTTCTTATAAGGAGTTAAAAAATGGCATTTACAGATTCAGAAAACTTATCAGATTTAAAAGTTTTTAATGATGAAGTTTGGTTTAATGAAGATGTCAGATTCTACAAAAACGTTGTAGTTTCTGGAACTTTATTTTACAATAACGCTCAACTTTCTCCATCTTCTGGTGGTGGAGGAGGAGGTGGTGGTGGAGGTGGATCTTTACCATCAGGATCTAATGGTGGATTTAGTGCAGTAACTTGGATTTTATCCACCTAATAAATAAAAAAATATCATTGTTTTTAACTAATGACATCTCCTAATATTGTATCTACAACCAGCATATATGGTGTGACAACTGCTGGTGAATTAACAACATCAACTGTTTCTTTGCTTTCTAATGCGACTTCTAGTGGAAAGTTATATAGAGTAAATACAATTATTGTAACAAACGTTGATGGAACAAATAGTGCTAACGTAACAATCTCATACAATACCGCAGAGGAAGGTGGTGGAGATAATTACGAAATTGCATCAACAATTGCGGTTTTACCGGACTCTACATTAGTTGTTTTAGGAAAAGATTCTTCAATTTATTTACAAGAAGATAGATCAATTACAGGTCTTGCATCAGCAAATTCTGATTTAAAATATATCATTTCATATGAAGAAATATCGTAATAAAAAATATGGTTAAATTTATAGGAAATCGGATTGGAAGTTCAGTAACTAATGCACTATCTCAATCGGGAATTTTTAATTTATTCTCTCAGGAATATTTAAATAGAAGTTCAAATTGGGATACTCAATCTAGATATCATTATTTTACTTCTCCTGGATCAATTGATGTTTCATCATACTATCCAAAGATATCAAGAATAGATTTTTTTGGAGTTACTGGTGGTGGCGGTGGAGGTTCTGGAGCTCCTGGAATTCCTAGGTCAGCAGATGGGGGCGCGGGTGGAACTGGTGGATCTAGTGGAACAATTACAGTTTACTTAAACGCTCCAAAAGCACCATATTCTCCAGGAACTATACCAGTAAGTGTTGGATCTAATTTTCCAACACCTGTCTCAGGTCCAAATCCTGGACCAGGAGGATCTGTGTTATCAGTTCCACAATCAATAAAAACTGTATTTTCTAGTTATGGTATAAACACATTTCCAACAGCAGCAACTGGTTACGGTGAAGGTGGTTTTGCAGGAGATGGTGGATTTGGTGGTGCAGGAGGAGTTGCCTTTAATAAATCAACTTCTGAACCAGCACCTTTAGTACCAGAAATACCGTTCGTTCAGGGTACAAAAGGTTCAAATGGAAACTACGTAGTCAGTGCTGGTGGAAATGCTATTCGTACTGGCGGTGAAGGAGGAGATGGTGGTTTTGGATATGGTGGAGGCGGCGGTGGAGGCGGCGGCGGTGCTGAATATGATGGAAATACTTCATCAGGAGGTCCTGGACAACCTGGATCGCCAGGACTAATCGTTGTAAAAATTACATATCAATATTAATATATTAAAAATAAATAATTAAAAATTTTCTTACTATGAGAATTACCGTAAGAGTTGAAGATAATTATATCTCAATAGATGGTCAATATCTTTCAAATATAAAAACGGATTTATCCTGGATTCCTTCTGGAATTATATCTTTAGAATGGTATAATGACTATGGAGAAATAGAGTATGAAGATAGGAAAGAAAACACAACAGAATTTGAAATTTTTCAACAATGTGTGGATGTTTTTTACACAGAATTGCAAAGAATTGAATATGAAAGAGTAACAATAAAACCAGTAGAAGTTGATTATTGGAGAGAACTTAGAAATAGAAGAAATTACATTTTACAAATGACAGACTGGACACAGTGTAGAGATATTTTCCTTGAAAATGATGAGGAGTGGAAAGTTTATCGACAAGAATTAAGAGATCTACCAAAAAATATTGAAGATCCACAACCTTTAATGCTTGATAAAAACCATCCAGACTGGCCCACGCCACCCTCTTGACACCAGACCCAAGACCCCCTATAATATGGGGGTAATCAACGGAACACCAAATGAGCACCGCACAAGAAACCGTACAGGGTATTGTGATTGATGTCTGCACCCGCACTTTCCTCCTTCTCAGTGATCAGGGCAGTGAGCGCCTGGTTGAGTGTGAGACTGTTCAAGAGTTTATGAACGTGTTGGAAGTTGTCACTGCTCAACTTGATCCTGAGCAGATTGAGTATGCTGATCTTGCAATTTATGGTGAGTGATGCTATAATATAAATATCCGAAAGAAATCAATGGAAATTTTCACGGTGCAAGAATTTCAAGAAAGATTTGATGAACTGATTGAAAGAGTGGAAAACGGAGAGCATATAGGAATCGTGGATGAAAATGGTAAAGCAGCAGTTATGATACCTGCGGATGATGACCTCATACGAATACACACTGAGTTAAATAACGAGGCATCATAAAAGCAAGGGAGCATAGCTTAATGGTCAGAGCGGCCTGCTTATAACGGGTTAGTCTGGGTTCAACTCCCAGTGTTCCCATTGCTCGTTTAGCAATCTGGTGAATGCACCGATCTCATAAATCGGCATAGGTGGGATCGTTCCCCACAACGAGCACTTGCCGTGGTTCATAACTTATGATAGAATCCAGTGGGGCATCTATCAAACGGTTTTGATTTAGTCTCACAAACACACGGCATCAAACAAGCGAGTATGGTGGAATCGGTAGACACACCAGACTTAAAATCTGTTGGGGGCAACCTCGTGGGAGTTCAAGTCTCCCTACTCGCATAAAAATAAATATAAGATATGGGAAAACCCTATGTCTTATCGTATCGATCACGCATACTGCTGGTACAATAATGGCAGTATGATTGTGAAGATGTATTTTATCAATCACATTCCTTTTACGTTTGACGAACTTCCAGATGGTCACTTATATGATCAAGATCTTTGTAGAGCAGCAGATAAAAATCGTACATTTGAACCCGAAGATTTATACAGAAACTCATTCTATTTGATAGACGAAGAGGTCCATCCTTGCTTTTTTCCAGTTGAGTTAGAGAATCCAGAAGATATGCCTGATGATGTTATTGAATATGATGAGGAGGATTTAATGGGATAAATAAAGCATAGAAATATCTTGGCGAATATAATCCGATGCCTCTTAATAAGCTAGAGAATTTTATCAAGAATACAGAAGGTCGTATTCTTTATGTTAACCCCAATGATCTTGATGCTACTGATGGTATTGAGAATCAGGGTAACTCATTAACAAAACCATTTAAAACGATTCAGAGAGCATTAATTGAGTCTGCTAGATTCTCGTATCTAAGAGGAAATGATAATGATATTACAGAAAAAACAACAATTCTTTTATTTCCTGGCGAACACCTAGTTGATAATAGACCTGGTTATGCAATCAAAGATAATGGTGGAGTTGCAACGGCAGTTTCTCCAACAGGTGCAGAATCTTTTGCTGGTGCAGAATTAACTTTAACACTTAATTCTAACTTTGATCTTACACAATCGGACAATATTCTCTATAAGTTTAATAGTATTTACGGTGGAGCAGTTGTTCCAAGAGGAACTTCAATCGTTGGTCTTGATTTAAGAAAGACTAAAATTCGACCAAAATACGTTCCAAATCCCACGGATTCTAACGCACCGACTAGTGCCATTTTTAGAATTACTGGTGCTTGTTATTTTTGGCAGTTTTCTATTTTTGATGGAAATGAACTTGGTCTTGTCTATACTGACCCGTCTGATTTTTCTGCGAATAATCAGTCCAGACCAACATTTTCACACCATAAGCTGACTTGTTTCGAATATGCTGATGGTGTAAATTTACCAAGTGGTTATGCCATTACAGATCTTGATATGTATTATAGCAAGGTCGGTAATGCTTTTAATAGAGCATCTGGAAGGGAAATTGATCAAAAATATCCATCTGAACCAAATTCATTTGCTAAGCAAAGACCAGAATGGGAAATTGTTGGAGCATTTGCTGCTGATCCAATTACCATTTCTTCAATCATTTCTGGTGATGGTGCAACACCAGGAACAGTTGTCACAGTTACAACACAAACGCCACACGGATTGACTGGTGGAACTCCAATTAAGATCCGTGGAATTAACGTTAATGATTATAATATTTCAACAAAAGTTTCTTCTGTTATTAGTAGCACTACATTCACTTATTCACTATCAAACGTAAGAGCGAACTTACCAGCAGGTCCAGCAGCAGGATTGGCACCTGGTCCAACCGCAGCAGTTATTATTGAAACTGACACTGTATCTGGTGCTTCCCCATACGTATTCAACGTATCCTTACGCTCTGTATGGGGTATGAATGGAATGCACGCTGATGGTGCAAAAGCATCAGGTTTCCGTTCAATGGTCGTCGCACAGTTTACTGCTGTATCTCTACAAAAAGATGACCGTGCTTTTGTAAAATATAATCCATCAAATAGAACGTATGATAGCATTGGGATTACAAAAGTAACTGGTGAAGCTCTTTCATCAGAATCATCATCAATTAATCAGGCATTTGTTTATCACCTTGATCCCGACGCAATTTATAGACAAGGTTGGGAGATTAGTCACATTAAGATGTCAAACGATGCGTTTATTCAAATCGTTTCCGTCTTTGCTATTGGATTTACTTATCATTTCGATACTCGTAGTGGTGGTGATGCTTCGATTACAAACTCTAACTCTAACTTTGGTCAAGTATCACTTCTTGCTGATGGATTTAAAGCAGAAGCATTTACAAAAGATAACAAGGGATATATTACATCAATTGTTTCTCCAAGAGCAATTGTTAAGGATGAATCCCAAATCGAATGGGTTCAATTTGATGTAAGCAAAACAAAATCAGTTGGAATTAGCAATCATCTATACTTATTAGGATACAACAAACTAGATATTGCACCTCCGATTATTTCTCAGGGTTATAGAATTGGTGCAAGAGTTAATGATGCTGTATATGTTTCAACATATAAAGCAAATATTTTAATGACCAATGGTCCGATCGTTTCTCCTGCTACAACGATTTCTGGATCAGATAGTTCTGCCAAAGTTTATAAAACAACACTATCAAATACTTCTAACGGGACAGTTTATACGATTCCCACAGGACATTCACTGAGAAACGGTGAATCCATTCGTATTTTCAGTGAAACTGGTGATCTACCCGAAGGCATTGAAGAGAATACGTTATATTATGCAGTAACTTCGGAAAAGAAAACCACATTAGGTGCCACTGAAATTCAAATTGCTTCTTCAAGAACAAATGCATCATCACAAACACCATTAACAATTACTGCTTATGGTGGGCAACAACTTAGAATTGAAAGTAGAGTTTCTGACAAAGAGTCTGGGGAACTAGGTCATCCTATTCAGTGGGATCCAAATCAAAATCAGTGGTTTGTTCATGTAAGTGCTAATAGTGAACTTTATACTTATATTAATGGTCTTACAATTCCGGAAACAGATATTTCTTATGTTTTAAGAAAAGAAGACGATAGAAGTTTAGATGAAAAAATTTATAAACTTCGTTATGTAATTCCAAAAGAACTTTCAAATGGTAGAGCTCCTAGCGAAGGATTTGTCATACAAGAATCAAGTTCTACTTCGGTTAGAGAAAACTCCGACTTCTCTTTAACATCACTGACAAGATCAGATTATGATTATGATCGTAATCCAAGATTTATTTCAACTTGCACATTTAATTCTGGAACTGCAACAGTCACTGTTAGAGCAGACTCCACTCACGATTTGAGAGTTGGTGATAAAATTATTGTCACAAACGCCCAGAGCACTACTAATACGTCTGGAACAAAGAATATTGGGTATAATGGAACATTTGCAGTTTCTGCAATTACTGATGATAAAACTTTCTCATACAGCTCCACCGACATATTCGGAGTAACTCATAATCCTGGAACATTTACAAGTAATACTAATACCAGAACAAAAGATCTTCCCAGATTCACTAGATCTGATGTAATTGACAATTTCTATGTTTACAGATCAGAAGTTGTTACACCATACATTTACAATGTTCAGGATGGTGTTTATTACTTATATGTCCTAAATTCTGGAACTGCAATTCCTGTTGAATTTACAGATTTTAAATGTTCACAAAGAGTATCTGATCTATATCCACAACAAGATAGAGATAATCACGAAGATAATCCACCAGCAGCGAAAAGCTTTACTAAAAGACATCCAAAGGGAGATGTTTCCACAAATGATTTAAAGAGAAGTATAACAAGAGAAACACTTGATAAATTTGTTGATACATTCTCTCACGGTAGAAAAATTACTGGTGTTTCAGATTCTGGAACTGCTGCAACACTGACATTTGATGGAGAGCATCAACTTGGTGGTATTAAAGCATACACCACACTCAATGGTGGATCTGGACATACAAATGGTACATATTATAATGTAAGATTATTTAATAGTAATGCTGCACCATCATCAGCAGTTTGGGATGGAGCCACTGCAAATGTAACAGTTAGTGGTGGTGCTGTTACTGCTGCAACTCTTGTTGAAGCAGGTTCGGGATATACTGATGGCGAACAACTTTATTTTGATAGTAGTGTAATTGGTGGAACACCTCAGGCAAATGTTGTAATTAATAGTGTCGGTATTTCAACAGCAGTTGATAATTATGTTCAAGTTACTGGTATTGGAACGACCGCTGGTGGATATTTTAGAATTACTTCTGCATCAAACAAGAGTGCAATTTCTATCGCAAAAACAGCAGGTGATCCATTAATTGTTGCAAATCAATATGCTCTTAATATTGGTCCAGCAATTACGATTAGACAAACCGAATACGATAGTACAATTGGTATTGCAACTTATCAATCACTCAGTTCTCCTCACGGACTGCTTGCTGGTAATGCACTTAGAATATTAGATAGTAGTAATAATAATCTAGGTGATTATATTGTCAATAACGTCAATAGTGTTAATGAATTCACAGTAAAAACACCAATTTCATTGGCAGACGCTAGATGGTCATTAAAACATGGTATGTCTGCAAATAGTGCAAGTGCAGATAATCTTGGAGAAAATCTTGGTGTAAGATCTCTTGCAATTTATGATAATGAACTTTTAATTCTTGGTGAAACAATTACAAGTGATGAAGAATTCATCGTAGATCTTCCAGGTGCTGGTATTGGAACTGCAGCAAGATTCCCACTAGGTTCTTATATTCAAATTGACAATGAAATTATGCGAGTTAAGAGTAATACTCTTACTGGTGCTGGTTCAAATGAACTTCAAGTAATTCGTGGTTCAATGGGAACTATTATTGAATCTCATAATAGTGGTGCATTAATTAAAAAAATTAGACTAACCCCAATCGAATTCCGCAGACCATCGATTGTTCGTGCCTCTGGTCACACATTCGAATACCTTGGATACGGTCCTGGTAACTATTCAACTGGTCTTCCACAAGTTCAAGTTAAAACTTTAAGCGAAAAAGAAGATTTCCTTGCACAAGCACAAGAAACATCGTGCGGATCTGTTCTTTACACTGGTATGAATAGTGATGGTGATTTCTACATTGGAAACACCAAATATTCAGCACAGTCCGGTGAGCAAACAACTTTTGACGTTCCTACACCAACAATTACTGGTGAAGATCCAAATCGTTTAAGTGTTGTATTTGATGAAGTTATCGTTAAAGAAAGAATTCTTGTAGAGGGTGGAAACTCTGGTCAGATTCTTTCACAATTTGACGGACCAGTCACATTTAATGGTGACGTGAGAATGAATCAACAACTTATTCTCAATGACAATTTAAGAGTTTCTGGGCACATTGAAGTAAAAAATGACACAGAATCTACGAGTTGTACAACTGGTGCTCTTACTGTTGCTGGTGGAGTTGGCATTTCAAAGAGATTAAATGTTTGCGGTGACGTTAAATTTAACTCTACAACAGAATCTACATCAATTACAACTGGATCGCTTGTTGTTAGTGGTGGTGTTGGCATAGGAAGTACTTTAAGTGTAGGCGCTGATATTTTCGTCAAAACTGACCGAAAAATTATATTAGGAGATTCACAGCAACTTCAAATTTATACTGATAATACAAACAGTTATATTACTGAATCTAGTTCAGGAGCACTACAAATAAACACCAGTGCTCTACAAATCAAAAACGCAGCAGGATCAGAAACATTACTTACTGCAACAGAAAATGATGCTGTTGCACTATACTATGATAATGTTTCTAGACTTCAAACATCTTCTTCTGGAATCACAGTTTCTGGTGATGCTTCGATTAGTGGATCTATCTCTGGATCTTCATTATCAATTTCAGGTTCAGCTACCGTAGGTCCTTTAACAGTTAATGGATCTATTCAAGCAACTGGTGACATAAGTGCATTTGTTTCTGATGATAGACTGAAAACCGATAGAGTTATAATTGCAAATGCTCTTGAAAAAGTATGTTCTTTAAATGGATTTACCTACAGATTCAATGATCTTGCTGGCCAGTTTGGGTTGAATACAGAAGAAACACACGTCGGTGTTTCTGCCCAAGAGGTTTATGAAGTTCTTCCAGAAGTAACAGGACCAGCTCCAATTAATTCTGAATATATTACTGTAAAATATGATAAGTTGGTTCCCCTACTTATTGAGGCAATTAAAGAACTTAAAAAAGAAATCGAAGAATTAAAATCTTCCAAATAATTAGGAGTAAATATCAAATGACTTTACAAGGCTCTGGCACAATAAGGTTTTCTGATATCACTAATGAATTTGGAACTCCCCCAAATAGAAATATTGGGGCTTATCGAGTTAGTGAATCATTTAGTGGACTTACAAATATGCCACTTGATGATGGAATTCCACAATCTGGTAGAATTAATTTTAGTGATTTTTATAATAAAAAACTTAATATGGTTGTCGATTGTTTTAGTAGTTCTGGTTCAATACCATCTCAGTTTCATTTCGACACGATGCAAGCACTTGAAACTGGTTTAAGAGATGTATGGTTTAGAGTTGATAATTCATCAACAACTCCAACAGTATATTTGGAGTCATTTGGATCTGGTGTTGCTACTGTTCCTATTAGAATTAGAATAAATGATGATCCATCATCTCAAGGATCTTCTTTTGGAAGTATAACATTTCAACAACATAATGCAAGTAACATCACTGTAAATTTTTCGAATGGTCTAGATACAACTATTAATGTTCAAATAAGTGATTCTCCACTAGTAGTTACTTTTTCAGGACTGATAGAAAATTTAAGATTTCTTGATATGGTAACTGAGAATAGTTTGGTAATATCTCCCCCACCAGGAGATAGTGCATTACCAAATCTTGCGAAAGGTTTGGCTTTAAGAGATAGAGGTGGTAGTGATGCCAAAACAAAAATAACAATTGGAACTGCATCTGCTGTAAGTGGAAACAATACCAGAGTTGCTGATCGACAATTGTATCCATATAAACCAGATCCTTATCGTTATCCAGCAAACGCAGAAGTATCAGATGCAAATTTTGTGTCCAGATATGCAGTTACTTATTATAATGTTTATGATACTTCGAATAATTATGCTGTAATTAATAATCCAACACCTGCTGGTGAATTTACCTGGACTTATGCAAGAGTAACATTCCCATCAAATACTTATTATAGAATTAAATGTGTAGTAGATGATAATGCAACCATTACTATTGGTAGTGTATTTACTTTTAATGCAGGATTTAATCCAATAGGTTCTCCTGGTATATTCAATGCTTACGACAATACAACTTTCATATCAGCAGGAACTTATGATATACGTGTCACATACCGTCAGGGTCCAAATGGTCCAATATCAGGGGGAAATTTATCCTATTTTGCATTAACAATTGATACGGCAACTAGCACTCCATCATTATCATCATCGGCAATAGATAAATGTGGATTAAAATCTAGATATAATAATCTAGCAAATTCAACTCGAGTTATTGGTGGATTTAAAGGAAAACCATCTTCAACTTCTGGAACAAAAGTATGGGCAGATGTTAATACAACAATTTACAATAGCACACAAAGAACAGGAACTACAACAGCAGCGTTTAGAACAGGAATATGGGATTCTGGTACAGAATTAATAGTTAATGTTGGTCCAAGTGGTCAAATATATGGATATGGTGGAATTGGGGGAAGAGGTGGTGGATCTTTTGGTCCAGCAATATCAGGAGAACCAGCAGGATGTGCATTTTCAGCACAAACATCTTGCACACTTCGAAATTATGGTCTGATTGTTCAAGGATATGGAGGAGGTGGTGGTGGAAATGGTGCTTCTTTCACTACACAAGTTTGTACATCAAGAACAGTTGGTACTGGTAGAAATCGAAGAACAGTAACTAGTTGTACAACATATGCAAACTACTCTACCGGTGGTGGAGGAGGTGGAGGTAGAGGATATCCTGCGGGAACTGGTGGTGCTGCTGGCGGAGGTGCATACGGTCCAAGTGGAACTACTGGAGGATCTGGTGGTGTTGGATCATTAAGTAGTGGAGGATCTGGTGGTGGAGGTGGAACCAATGCTAGCCCTGGTGGTAATGGAAGACCAGGATCTCCCGGAGCAAGTCCTAATGGTGCAGCAGGTGGTGAAAATGGAGCAGCAATTACAACAGCTCCTGGTGTTTCTGTTACTCTTCAAAACTATGGACAAATATTTGGAAGAACTCTTAGCGATATCAACACAATATTGTATTGATGTGTATAAGGATAAATAACTAGAAAATCCCATATAAGATGTCAAATATTAGAAAGCAGTTTAACTTTCGCAATGGACTACAAGTTGATGATGATAATTTAGTTATAAGTCCAGCTGGTTTGGTTGGTATTGGCACGACAATTCCAACAGAAACCTTAGACATTCGTGGGATTAGTCCAGCACAAGCGACTGTAAAAGTAGTTGGATTGGTAACTGCAAATCAAATTTATACTCCTACATTAACTGCTACTAATGTTTCAATTAATAGTTTATCTGTAAATAGTATTCTTGGTGCAGGTTTAAGTTTATCAAGCGGAATTGTAACCGCATCTTCTGTATCTGGAATCGTAACTTATTATGGTGATGGTGGAAAACTACTTAACCTACCAACTTCACAATGGTTGGATGTTGATGTTGGTTTAGGATTTACCAGCATATATGCTCAGGGATTTGTTGGTGTTGCAACAAATGATCCTAGATTTGCTTTCCAAGTTGGTGGAAATAACTTAGTATCATCGTTCGAAAATGGTGTAGGTATTAATAATTTGGGTGAAATTTATGCCACTGGCATAGTTACTGCTTCAAAATTTGTCGGAATTGGTTCAAATTTAACTCTCATTAATGCTGATAATATTTCTTCTGGTACTATTAGTACTGACAGAATTCCGCAATTACCAAACAGTAAATTACCTTTAAATATTAATTCATCTGGAATAATTACTGCTTCTGGTGGATTTATTGGTAATTTAACAGGAAACGTAACTGGTAATCTAGTTGGTATTGCCTCAACAGCAAGAGATTTAACTTCTGATGCTAGATTGAATATTAACAGTATTTCCTGTAACGTTTCAAATATTGGTGTATCAACAATAGGAACGAGACTAGATGTAATTGGATCTGTTGGCGTAGGAACTAGTGGTGCTTCTGGTTATCAAAGTGACATTCACGTTTCCAGAACAGGAATATCATCTATTCAAATTTCTTCCCAAAACTCAGAATCTTATATTACTTTAAGTAGAGGATTCAATCAAAATTTAAATGCTGCAGCATTTAAATATGGAAATCAAATTGGCATTTACCCATACAGCACGATTAACTCTCTTGATATTATAAACTATGATGCTGGAAATGTAAACAACTATATTCATCTCGGAGTATCAACTGGCATCTCGACAGGTGGATTTAATTGGATCTATGGAAAAGATTCAACAAATACATTAATGACTTTGACCTATACCGGAAATTTAGGTTTAGGTAATACAAATCCAACAGTTAAGTTAGATGTAGTTGGTGATGCTTCAATTAGTGGTACTTTAAACGCTAATGATAATGTTTCTGTTGGTTCAAGTTTAACTGTCAACAATTTATATGTAACTGGAACGGCATCAATTCCTGGGTTAACCACTTCTTCTGGTGGAACAACAATTACAGAGAACTTTAATTTAACCTCAGGTGTATCAACAGCATTTAATTTAGATGTCTCTGGTAGTAGATTATTCTTACCATTTAATTCTTCGATTGGTATTGGAACAACACAACCAACCTCAGACATTCAAATTGGAATTGGTGAGGGATCTGTTGTCATTAGTAGTGGTGGAATAGGAATTGGAACAACATCTATTCCTATTGGAATTGGATTAGATGCAAGGAATACAATAGGATTATTTGAATCTATTGGTCTTGGGACAGATTTCCCAGTAAGTTCTGTTGATTTCGCTCTTGCAGGAGTTGGTGTCAATACCGCAGGAAGATTCCTACGTCTTCCAACTATTACCAGTTCTGTTAGAACAACTATAAATTCTGAAAATGATGATGTAGATGTACAAGGTGGTATTGTTTTCAATTCTTCAACAAATACTTTTGAGGGATTTGTTGGAGCAGGAAGCAGTTGGGTCAATCTTGGTATTCAGACATCAAGAATAAATTCTGATGAAATTAAAGTTGGTACAGGTGTAACAGTAAATTCAGGAATTGTTACTGCAACAAATGGATTTAATAGTGGTATAGGAACTGCTGTCAAAATAACCACAGTTGGGAACAGAATTTTCTTCACTGTTCCAGGAGTTGGATCAACTTCCCTTGTTTTATATTAAATGACTTGACAGAACCCCTCAAATCACAGTAGAATCGCTTTGTTGCCGTTGAAGAGAAGGAATGAGATTCAGCTTAGCTATTGGTAATCCTCCATATGGTGTTGGTGGTAATCTTGCTATAAAGTTCTTGAATAAGACTGCTGAGATTACTGATGACATAAGGTTTGTATTACCAACTTCTGTACGCAAACCTTCTTCTTTGAATAAAATTAAAGGTCACCTTCATTGTGTTGTTGATGAAGATTTAGATCCTTCCACATTTCCTGGTGGGATTAGTGCTGTAAAACAGTACTGGGAAGTTAGAAATACGTCTAGATTTAGGGTTGGAGTCGGAGAAATTCCGATGATGCGTGAGCATTCTGACTTTGAGTTTCTTTCTTATGAGAGAAGATTTGAAGCAGATGTGTTTGTGGGTGAGTATGGTTGTGGACCCAGTGGTAGAGTTAAAACTGAGAACTTTACTCATTATGCAAAGGGACATCACTTTCTCAAAGTTCGTTCACCAGATGTAATACAAAATCTCGTTGAGTTTGCGCCTGTGTTTAGAGAGGTTGCAAATCAGTGCAATGGACGGTATCATTTTGGTAAGAACGATCTAATCTCGACGTATGTGAGGTGTCTAGAAGAGAAAAATGGCAAAGAATAAACATAATCTAGAAGTTGGATCTACGATTGAAAGATCCGATGAAAGAATTAAAGAAACACAAGAAGTTTTTACCCCACAAGAACTTGTCGAGAATATGATTGATGAAATTCCTTTGGAATTACTTCAAGATCCGAGCAGTACTTTCATCGATAACTCGGCAGGGTCTGGTAATTTTCTTCTAGGATTAAAGAATCGTTTGTGTCAATATCATAGTGAAGAATATGTTTTGAATCATATGCTTTATGCTGTTGAGATGATGGAAGATAATCATAAAGAGTTATGCACTAGACTTGGAGTATCTGTTGATCATCCACACTATGTTTGTGCCGATGCTCTGGAATATGATTACTCATTTGGAGAACTTATCGGTATTGAAAAGTTTTTCTAATCATTCGGGGGTTGACGGCAAGGGAGATCCATCGTATATTAAGCGGGTGGTTGAGGCACACTGCCAAAACCGAAATGGACAAATTGCCGAATCTTATGACTTTCACTGAATTTAACATCAATATTCCTTCTGACTATCAACCGCATCCGCAAGATGATGCTGTTCTGCGTCTTGTAGAAGAAATTCGTTCCTATCCTATTCCTGACCAATACGAAACTCTGGAATATGTGGAAACTCGTGCTATTAATGTAAATACCGTTCAAAAACCTGGTAAAGCAAACGTTGGTCGCTTTCGTGGTATCACCAAAACTTCTTATGAAACTGTTGACCGTTCGATGTCGAAGGGTTGGAAGTTTGGTAAGCGACCTGCCTGTATGCTTGAAGGTGAAGATTGGTTGCTGAATGGTAATCATCGTCTCCGTTGGTATAAGGAAAATGGTTATACCTGGATGCCTGTTGATATCTTCCGCCCCAAAGAAAATTATAGTGTTGGTGACGTAATCGATGAGATTGGTCTACTTCACCAACCCCAACCTGATGGAACTGCTGCTTGTTTCGAAGACTACAAAGCACGTGGTATTCTTTTCATTGAGCGAAAGAAAAATGAGGGTGTAGAAGTTACTTCCGAACTTGTGAGTGCTTGGGTAGAAAAGTTTGCTCCTAATGAGACCAAACTCTCCCGCAGCAATCTCAAAAAAGCAATCTTCAATAACACTGGAAAGAGCGCATTTCTTGCTTCTATTTCCCGAAATGAAGTTATTGATATGCTTATTTTAGACAAGGGTTTTGTAATTCGTGAATGTGATTTCAAACTTGAAGATGATGTAAAAGTTGTACATCGCCTTTATGAGGCAAGTCAAAAGGTTTTCCTCCGCGATTTCTTGCCTATCTTCTTTGATGCTGCTTCTAAGGGAATCAAGACTGTTGTCCACTTCTATGTGACTACCTCTAACGTAAAAGATGGTAATGATCTTCGCAAAGTTGTAGAAACACGCAAGCAAGAAGCATATCGTGTGATCTCTTCTCTTGAAACTTTTAACACTCACAATTCTTCTTTGCGCGATTATCTTGAATTTGGATACCGTGCTCCTCAGATTTGTGGGATGGATGGGGAAGAACTGGTTAAACTCTGATCCACTTTCATAACTGTCACAGGGGGGCTTTGGTTCCCCTGTTTTTTGCTGTATAATAACTGTATTGAAACGCAAGATGATGTTCCAACTTCGCCCTCACCAACAACGTGCTCTGGATGCCCTTGCCAAGTACCTGAAAGGGCAAGTGATTATCCCCACTGGCGGCGGCAAGACTAATGTTGCTATCTTTGATGCTATTCGTGAGTTTCTTAAGAATATTCCCCAGACTATCGTGGTCGTGGCACCGCGCATCCTCCTGGCAGAGCAATTGTCCAGTGAGTTCTTGGAGTTCATCACCAATGCTTCTGTGCTGCACGTTCACAGTGGTGAAACTCATCACCAGAGCACCACTCGCCCGAATGAGATTCGTAACTGGGTGGATCAGACTCGTGGTAACAAACTGATCTTCACCACCTACAACTCTCTGCAACGCCTGCAACAGGCAGACGTTCACGTCAATACCATTTACTTCGATGAAGCACACAACTCTGTCCAGCGCCATTTCTTCCCTGCCACCGAGCATTTCGCTTCTACTGCTGACCGCTGCTATTTCTTCACTGCTACTCCTAAGCATTCTGCTACTATTTCCAAACCTGGGATGAACGACGCTGCCGTTTATGGCAACGTGATCTGCAACGTACCTGCTCCTGAACTGGTAGAAGGTGGTTTCATTGTTCCTCCTAAGGTTGTTGTGCAGCAGTTTGAGATGCTCTCTAAGGATCAGATTGTTGCTGATGTTGACTGTGAGAACCTGATTGCTACCATCGATGCTCAGGAAGTGGAGAAGGTTCTGATTTGTGCAAAAGCAACCAAACAGATTCAGAATCTGGTTTCTCAAACTGATTTCTGCACTCAACTGGAAGATCGTGGTTTCTCTTGGATGTATATCACCAGCAAGACTGGCGCTATCATCGATGGGCAGAAGGTCAACCGTGAGGTGTTTTTTGATACTCTCAGTGCTTGGGGTAAGGATGACTCTAAGAAGTTTGTGGTTCTTCATCACAGCATTCTTTCTGAGGGAATCAATGTTTCTGGTCTGGAAGCAGTTCTCTTTATGCGTTCGATGGATTACATTGGCGTCTCCCAAACCATCGGTCGTGTGATTCGCCTCCACCAGAGCGACGCAGCGGCACTCAGGAGCGGCGCTATTGCCCCTGGAAACCTTTCCGAGTATACTAAGTCCTTTGGGTTGGTCTGCATCCCTGTGTACTCTTCTGTGGGCATCAGCACCGCTAAGAAGGTGCAAGCGGTGGTGGACACCGTGTTCAATCAAGGTCAACCTGCAATTTCGGTAGTGAAGCGATGAATCAATTATTTCAAGGAGATTGTATTGAGATTATGTCCACACTTCCTGAGGGTTGTGTGGATATGGTCTTTGCTGACCTCCCTTACGGAACCACTATGAACGAGTGGGATTGTTTGATTCCATTTGATCAACTGTGGGAACAGTATCATCGTGTCGTAAAGGAAAATGGTGCAATTGTTCTCACTGCACAACCACCTTTTGATAAGGTTCTTGCCTGTTCTAACTTGAAATATTTCAAATATGAGTGGATCTGGGAAAAGAACAAGGCAACTGGGCACCTGAATGCAAAGAAGATGCCTATGAAGGCACACGAAAATGTGCTGGTGTTTTATCGTAAGTTGCCAACATACAATCCCCAAATGACACATGGGCATAAACCCATGAATGCGGTGCTGCCGAAGGACCAGTTGCCCCCTCCCGACAGAAAACGCAATTATAACCATGTTGAGAGGCGCCTGGGCAATCCTGGTGGTTCAACGACAAGATATCCCCGTGATGTTCTGCAATTTCCTGTCATTAACAACGATGATCCGTTAAAGTTTCATCCAACACAGAAACCTGTGCCTCTAATTGAATACTTCATCAAGACATACAGCAATGAAGGTGACATTATCCTAGATAATTGTATGGGTTCTGGATCAACTATCATTGCCTGTAAGAATACTAATCGTCAATACATCGGAATTGAGAACGATTCAGAATATTTTGAAAAAGCACGGGAGTGGGTGGGTTCCTACGATAAAATCGATCCCTTTGTGACGGATGAAGAAGTGGCACAACCCATCATGAACCCTCTGCTTTCTGCATTAAAATAAACAGGTAATCAGGAGAAATCCAATGCGTTGCAAAGTTCAACTCTACGTTGCTGGTAAGGTCTTTGATGAGATCGTGGAAGCACGTGATTATCAGGATGCAAAAAGAACTGCACTCGCTCGTAATCCTAGTGCAAAAGTAATTGGAGTAACTGCGGTATTTGGATGACTGAAAAGTTTTTAAAACCTTTTATTCCCCGTCCTGGTGTTTTAGATCCTAAACCAGGAGATCCACAAGGATATGTAACCAAGGATGGAATGTGGGCAGCAGTTCCTTTTGGAAAAAAGTTTGCCATTATACATAATGGGCAGCAAGTTCATGTTGCTAACAACTATAAATCGGCAAGAACTTACATCTCAAAAGAGATTAAAGCAGCAAAAAATGTAACAAATACGTTAGAAAAGTTTCTATGAAACTCATACCAATTTTTCTACTTACTTTATTTCCAATACCAGCACAAGCAATCACCTGGCAAGAATTTTGGGAACCATTTGTCTATGAAAGACCCTATTATAATTATAGAGAATACATTCCAATTTGTAGAGAACGCATTCTTCACGAAGAATATGTTCCTGGTAATCGGTGGAGATCTGGTTATGTTAGGAGGTGGACAGAAGTTGTAAGAGTTCCTTGTGACCCTTATTAAATAGTACAACTACAACGAAAATTATGGACAAAGCAGAAAAACGTCACCGTGCTCTGGGACTTTTTGTAGAGAGTGTTTTAAAACCAGATCACGAACTTAGACAGTGTGCCCATAATCAAAAATGTTACAATGAACTCCTTGAATGGAGAGAAGAAGTGTTAGAATATCTAAACTCCCGTAGATCTCAGGAGTTTGGACAATGACTTCTTATTACATATGGATATTATTTTTTGCAGTGGTCGCTTATCTGATTGCAACAGATAATAGCGTTGCCGCTGCTTTTTATTATGTTTCTAAGTTAGCAAAATCTAACTTTGAGAAGCAAAAGTGGTGGTTATTGAATAATCCACGCAATCCCGTGGTAAAATATTTAATGTGGCGTCGTTCTATGAAACTTGCAAAAGAGTTGATGAACGAATACGAAAATAAATAACACATACTTGGAGTAGGTTATGTTATCAACCCAGTATCGTCTTCGTTTAGAGGCAATCTGTGAAAGGATCGTGCTTCACGAAGAGGTAAGTTTAGAAGATATGATTTGGGCAGAGAAGCTTGCAAAAGCAAATAGAACTGCTGCTACAATATTACGCCAAGCAAGGAGAAAATCGGAGAATCCTGATATGCAGGATGGTGATCTTGATGATTTTATGAATCAACTTGATCTTGGTGGATTTGGTAATGAACGCTTTGGTAAGCGTGGATTTGATAGTGTTGATGATATGATTGACTGGTGGACTGAGGATCGCCCAGACGATTGGAGGACTCGGGATTGACATACAACGAGTTTGTAAACAAGGGCACTGAATTCTACATGGAAATGGTGCGTCTTGTTGATGTTAAACTCAAATATCGTATGGAATTCACGGAAGAAGAAAAAGAAATAAAAGATCATATTATGGAGTTTCAGCATCAGGTTAAGTTAAATGAGTTAAGAGACAAGTTTGAGAAGTGCCTGGATATTGACAACACTTGACAAATCCCCTATAATACCTTTACGTAAACCTTTCATCATGAACTACAAACCATACTCAATGGAATGGAGTAGACGGCGATATCTTGCCGAAGCAATCCAACAGTATTTTGACACTGACGCATCTTTGGATGTGGTTTTGGATGATATTGTAAGTGTATTAGAAGAAAATGTAGAGAATCATAAGAGTCGTGCCGAACGCTTTCAGGAAGTTCTGAATGGTTTGAAATCTCTTCCTTACTGATATGAAACCCAACTTTCGTAAAGTATTAGAAATGGCACTGGAAGAAGGTGTCCGTTATGGGTATAATCGTGCTCATAAACACGTAGAGAATCCACACGAAGATGCTGTTGTTGATTGTGTGGTTGAGGGTGCTATGAATTCTATATACGAATGGTTTGACTTTGAGGATGAGTTTAAAGATGTCTGATAGAGCGCAAGAGTTTATGAATGCGGTATGGCAGCGTAGAAACGAAGGTGCTGATACTGAGGAAAAATTGGTTGCTGCAATCCTTTCTCTTGCAGCAGAAGCAGTGAAATATTACAATGCTCAAAACGATATGATAGTCTTGGATAAGATTGATCTGCTACAACTTGCAGAGGAACTTACGCAATGAATTTAATTAAATTTAATAAACGCAAATTTTTGATTAAGTACAATCATCGTGAAGATTTTGGTCACGAATGGTATGTTCAGATTTTCAATATCAAGCGTTGGAGTTTGCTTCAAGCATCTGTAAGTTGGAATGATTATCCATCTTGGCCTTATCTACAAATCAAGTCTGGATCTGGTGATGTTTTGAGTATTCTATTTTGGGCATATAAGTTTGGATTTGATATTGATTTTATCTCTCGCACTTGGAACTGGGATCATTTGGAGGAACTAGATGAAGACGAAACTGAACTGGTTTGAATATTACTTTGGTCATTGTTTCCAGACTGGTTGGAGAGAAATCTGGAATAACTTTAAGATGTGGAGAGATCTTATCAGTGGTAACTACGCTGATTATGCTCTACTGAGTAGTGATGATCCGTATGAAGAATGTTATCAGTGGTTCTGGTGCAGCATCAATATGGATGAAACATATCCAAAAGAATTTCTAGAATATCTGATGGAAATGTGTGACAGAATTGATCGGGGTGAAGAGAAATTGATTCCATTAGATGAAGATTTCTTTGATAGAATAAAAGAACTTACTGATGGTGTGGAGTTAAATGATGAAGACTTTACCTGATAAGAAAGCACTGGATATTATGTGGACGGTGGCGACCTCGACCAGTATCGAAACTGGCACAAGACCCCACTACGGATTCGCCAAGATGCTGTATGATTACCTCATAGACAACAACCCCTATGGACTTTCCATCCCCTATGACTCTCAAAGAGAAGAAGGCACTACTCAAACGACTTGAACAGACAGGTACAACCTGTATGGATTGTGGACACAAGTATGGTGTCTATTCAGTCGGTTGTTCATCTGTCTGGAATGGTAAGTGTGGTGTTTGTGGCGAAGACAAACGTGTAACTGAAAGTCGTGACTTTGCTTATTTTATCACTGGTATTCGCAAACTGAAACTGGAAATTCAAAATGAGAAAAGTAATCGTCAAACCCAAAAGCAGCAAGGCAAAGAACCGCCTTGCTAATACAATGGAAGGTAATCCTGTCTGTATTGTAGAACAGGACACTGGTGGTGAGTTGTTCTTAGCATCAGAAAATCGTAAATACTTTTTCTGGGTTAGCACTCGTACTGGTACTAACCGTTTTGGTGACAAATCTGACGCACATTGGGAGGTTATTGAATGAGTTTTTCTAAGACTGTTTCTGTTGTTGCCGCACTTGCAAGTATTTTTAGTGTTGGTGTGGCAAGTTGGAAAATGTCTGAAGAGATTAAAAAAGAACAAACTAATCCTCTTGAAGAAAAAATTCAACAACTTGAAAAGCAACTTGAAGAAGCAACAACACAAAAACCAGTTCAGCAAGTGGCACCACCTCCACAAATAACTGCACCACAACCTGTTATACTACCACCAGTAACACCACCTCCCCCTGTTCCTGAAAATGACACTCCTTGATACTCTAGAATACTTCATTGATGATACCAGAGCACGACTTTCTGATATTGAGTGGGAAATCCGTGAAGAAACTAACTATGATGATGAAGGACATCAAGAACGAATGGATCAATTCTGTGAAGAATATGATGAGATTGAAGCACGATTAGAAGATTTACAAAAGATTAAATCTATCATTGAAATTATGGAGATTGAAGACAATGAGATTTCGTAACATTGAGTTCCGTTGGAGCAAATGCAACAACAAATATGAACTCGTCAAGTGGAATCAACGCAATGGTTCCGCAGAAGAGACTTGTTATGTGATTGCTTTCTTTGATAAAGGTTCAGAGTGTTATGATATGAGAACTATTGGAGACCGATTTTTTGAGGATAAAGATGCCTGGGTCGTAGGTAAGTATGGTTTGGAGTTTCTAAATGAAATCTTTGAGATTGAAAGGATTGAAGAGGAACTGAAATAGACACTTGAAGAACTGGCACAGGGCAGCTCCACAGGTGCCCTTTTTGGTTTATAATGACTTCATACACAACAACCCGATGAACTACCTCTGCCTTGTTGATGGTGTCGTAGAATACGGCAGCACAGACCTCAACCAATTCAATCATTATCGTATGGTATATTACGAAGACCACAAAGATGCTGAAAATGTAGAGTATCTTGTGCTGACTGATGAAGCATACAACGAAATGTTCCCTGTGGAGGATGAAGAATGAAACTCTTTCAATACGATAAAAAAGTTTGGGAAAATGATGAAACTGACCGTACTTGGCAGTTTGGTATCATCAACAATCGTTCATTACTTTGGGTGAATTATGAAAATCCTAGTAGTTTAGTCCATAGTAATGGTGGATTTCACATCCTTCTCTCATTTTTTACTTCTTCTTCTTTGTTTGGAGTAGATTTTCAAGTTGGTAAAGTTGGTTTGAGTCTCAATTTTTTCACAGAATACTTTGATGGGTGGGAAGAATGACTAACGAACAAATCCTTGAACTTGTGAGATTTCACTTTCAAGAGGGTGGATTGAGAGACGATGGTAGTTGTTCTGAATATTTCGGAACTCCCGAAGATTTTATTGAGTTTGCCCAAGCAATCTACGAAATGGGTAGTGAAAATGGTTGGGAAAGTCACCAAGAAAGTGTATCCCTGAACTCCTCTTATCCTACTGATTATAACTATGACTGACGCAGCATACAAAGTTTGGGAAGCATTCAAAGCAGAATTGATTGTTGAACCCACAGATGATATGAAAGAAGCACTTGCTACTGCTATTCGTGAGATTGCTAATCAATATCAATACTATCAGTGTTGTAAAGATGAAGGTGTAGAAGATATGGTAGTTGATGCTCAAAAACTTTATGAACTTTCTTATGATGTGGAGGCACTATGACTGAACGAGCAAAATTCAAAACTATCACACGAGTGATTGACCCAAAGACACGCATTCATTATCTTGATGCTGTTGATGAGAATGGATACCATTGGACTGCCGAAATGTCTCCACACGAAGAGAGATGGTTGTGTTATACTGATATCTGGAAAAAAGACCCCCAACAACCTTATGACTCTTGAAGAAATCCTAGAAGAATACGGACAGGAAGTATTAGACACATACTACGAACTGTTCCCAGATAAGAATGTATCAAAGTTTGGTGATAGGTGTTGTGGATTTGTTGGTGAGTATCGGGATTTTGTGTTAGACTGTTATCATTCAACTGGTAGTGATGAACTGGAAACACTTGAAGACTTTATGAATGGTGTATTCCAAGAGTATTATTACTACTGTGAAAAAACAGCAACAGGATTTGTATTTTATAATGAACGATGATTAAACATCCTGCGAATGATTGGGAATGGGAAGAGACTGCTGAGGTTGCATTTCAGGAGTGGTTCAATGAACTCTATGGACCTTATTCTCATCGTTGTGAATGGTTCTATGGAGATTGTGAAGAATCTGATGAGAAACAACGAAAGGAAATCTTGATCAAGTGGTTGCACTCTGCCTTCTTGACGGGTTATAATACTGGGAGATGCTCTACCACAATGACTGAATATCAACCAACTCCACAAACACCAGAACAAGTTGCAGAAGGACTTCGTGATGCGATGAAACAAGCAAAGAAAGATGGTGTCTTTGATGTGGTTGATGAACCAGATTATTATGATGAAGTAGAGTGGGATGAGAAGGATAATCCAAAACCTATGGATGAGGTTGTGAATAGGTTGGTGAAAAAATACGAAGCACAAAAACTTTTTAATAGATTGGTAGATGAACTTGGTTATGATTTTGATGCTTGTAATGATGTTGTAGATTTGGTAGAAGATTGGTTGCCGAAAGAACAATCAGCAGCAGGAAGTCAGAATGTAAATACTGAATTACTTGTAGATGGATTTAATCATTGTCTTGAAAAAATTAAAGGGATGCTACGATGACTGAACGAAACTTCAAGAAAGAACTTCTGTATTCTTCCTATATTGATATGGAATATGGGAGGGATACGGAGACGATTGATTATGATGCTTTGATTGGTATTATCACCGAGTTGTGTGATAGAATAGAACAATTGGAGAAGGACAATGAACTTCTAAAATCTTATGCTTGGGAACAATGAAGATTGAAATCACTTATACTCCACATCCAACCAAAGGATATACTGCAACAATTTGGGATGGTCCTGATGGAATTGATGAAGATAGTTTTGTCTGTCGTTCTCTTGGAGAATGTTTTGAACAGATTGTAATGTGGAGAACACTTAACGCACAACAGTATAAAGATGAATGAAGATATGCCGTGGGTTAATCTCACACAAGAAGAAGTAGAAGAACTCCGCAACAAAAAACACGAACTCACTGAATACGGCAAACAGAGGTTAAAGGAACTTATGAGAAACCAAGAACCGTATCCCGACGAAATGTTTGAGGAAGCTGAAAGAAGAGAAGCAGCAAACAGAGAACTTGCAAAACAAGAATGGGAACGCAAAGAACGCAGTGATACTGTGCTGAGACGATATAATCACTTCTATAATGAAGAATGTTCTGGTATGCCTCATGGGACACCAATCACACCAGAACATATGCAGGCAATGGCACTGGACTGTGCTGTTGATGCTCTTATGTGCGAAAACCTGAATGTAGAGTATAATGTGATTGCAATTGATGATATTAAGGATTTGATTGCACGATTGTATCAACAGAGTGATGAGTTTCTTGCAAGAGTGAGGAAGAATAATGAAACTCTGTAAGGACTGTAAATGGTATCGTAAATCCTGGTTTGAACATATCTTTTTTAGGGACAATAGGTTTGATATGTGTGCCTCTCCAAATACTACTGATGACCTTGTAACTGGTCGTAAGCAACGATTTTGTGATATGTTGAGGTCAACCAGATGGGAGTTTCTTGATTATGCTTGTGGACCTGATGGTAAGTTCTGGGAGGCAAAATGAGTAGATTTACTGAAAACCCAGACGAAATTGTACTGAAAGGTGTGGATTTGTTTCATCTGGAAAGTATGAACGAACGGAGTCTGTGGGTGGGGATTTACACACAAAACGGCAAGACTTACCACTTGAATATTCACGCAGATGGTGATAAACTTAAATACTATTGGAGTAACGAAACAATCTAAAACTCAAAGGGAGAACACTAAAATGAAACTTTGCAATCTTATCTTTTTCTCACTTATTGGTGTTTGTGTTGCTGGTATGGTGTATGCTAATACTACTTCAGAAAAGACATCACAACACACATCTACCGTTTCTGGAACATCTGGCGATTTGAATTGTTCTGGATCATCCTGTGTTGTAAAAGAAAAATGAGATTTGAAGAACCAACAAAATGGGAAATCTTTCTTGATGGTTTCCACAACATCCTGTATATTCTTGACTGTTATAATGACGGTGATGAATGGGGATATGGTGAGTTCTGGGAGAGTTTGAGTATTGGTTGGTTTCAAGAATACATCTATCCTTATGATGACCCCTACAATATAACTATCAGTCCAGAACGCAGGTTGCGATTGTCAGAAGAACCAGAAAGGATTATTGTATCCGCAGAAGCATATGATGAACTTGTGCGACGAATCAATGAACCACCAGATCCTGCTGTGGTGGAAAGAATTAAAGAACTTATGAACCGCAAAGCACCTTGGGATAATGAATGAAAAATCTAAAATCTTTTACAATATTTGGTGTTGTGCTTATCAACGCAGGGGATTGTATCGTGGCACACCTCGAGAGCAGAGAGAGCATGATACAATATTGATGTGCTTAAACATGAAAGATGTTAAGTTCTATCAATTTGATACTGACAAACCTCATTATTTGAAATGAAAACCTTTAAACAAACCTGTGATAAACCTTATGATCGCCACGATTATAAGTTAATTTGTGAAGATGGTAGAGAATTTATTTTTGATAACTATGAAGACATTCAGGTGTCTTGGTTCCAGTGTGGTGGAAGATTTTTGAGTCACGTTGAAGTTTTGGATAAAGTTATTGAAAAGAAAAAGAGTAAAGGATTCAAGTGATGGTATCAATTTTTAATTTATTTCATGATGAAAGAAAATATGGGTGGGTCGTAGATAAACACTACGATTGGATTAATATGCTTTCAAAAATGCAAAAAAACAATCCACAAAGATTTGAAGAGTTTAAATACTCGCAGGAAACAATTTATCATTACTTAGATAGAATCCAACAAGAACAAAACCTTTACGACTAATGAACTTTACACAAGAACAGTATAAACTGATCTTCAATTCTGTACGTAGATGGCAGATTGAAAAAACACTCCTGAATAGTAAAGAATATCAGCAGTGCAACGAGGTACTTGACGAACTCTTCAAATACGTTTATACTCAGAACGTAGAGCAACCAACCTAATGGCAACTAACGAAGAAGAATTTCCGTTTGATCAATTCCCCTGGAAACTGATTCACAAAGATGGAAAAGAAACACGTAAGTGTTACTTTCAAACAGAAGAGCATCGTAAAAAGCACATTGAACGCTACAATCTTAAAAAGAAAGACATTCAACTGAGTTATAAGTATGACTGAACGCACATTTGTCGATAAAAATGGAAATTCCTGGTTTTGGGAAGAAACTCCTGAAACCATTGAAGCACTGAAACAACTTCACGAAACTGTAAAGCAAGTAAATGACCGAAAAGAAACTAATTGATGACTGCTTTTACGTTAATCAAAAAAAGTATGGACTCTGGGACTCAACTGATCTTGAAGGCAATGGACTTATCACGTCTCTCACTGAAGAGCAATGTATATCAGCAACCCGTTTTTATCTTAAGGGACGGCAAGAGGGTTTCCCTGAACCCGAAAAAGTTCATGAAGGTACAGTAGGTGGAAAACTCTGATTATCCATATCACGTATTAGATCCAACCACTCCTTGGTATGAGTGGTTGTGTTATTGTGAAATCTGTCATCAGTTAGATATTAAAGGGCAACCAAACTGGAATCGTTTTATGCGATATAGAAATTATTTGAAAGAGGTTGGGGTATTGTGATAAAAATTTTAAATTGGTTATTTTCTCCAACAGAAAAAACAATAGTAGAAGATCACATAGATCTTTACGCCAAACTCATTGAATTAGAAAATCGCATTGAACTTTTAGAAGCAGAAAATGTAGAAACCACTAATGAACTCTATCGTCTTGAAAATTCTCTTGATGCTCGTATAGATATTCTTGCCGAGCATTGTAGAATTAATTACGATGTATGACTTAGACGACTTCGAAAAAGCACTTGCACATTTTGGAACTAGAGTTGATATAATCATTGCCCTTGAAATGGGAGGAAAATTAGATGCTGACACTGCTTACAAAAATATTAAGACTGAACTTAAAGAACTCAAAAAAATCAGAAAGTCTATCAAAAAAGACAAGGATTTGTGATAAATGTGGTACAATAAAACCACTCAATGAAGATAATTTTCAAAAAGTAAAGTATTTTAGAGACGGATTTAGTTATTACTGCAATGAATGCTCCAAACCTAAACCCAGAGAATGATTCTCTGAAAATAACGCAAAATGAAGATGGGTCTTTTACAATGGATTGGGACCCACAAGACCCAAATTGGAAATGGTTGAATGGGTTGACATCCAAAGAAGTTCAGGTTATTATGGATCAAGCAATCAAGGATTATCTCAATGACCTCCGAGTTTGATTATAAAAAGTATTCTCTTGGACAACTTAAAACTTGGGTAACAGATGCTTTAACAAGCGCAGAAGCATCTCCACAAGAAATTTACGATACTATCAAACGTGTTGTTGAAGAAGAATACTATTGCTTCAAACATCACACTGGTCGTTGTTATGACCTTCTGGCACTTTTGAATGGTAATGGACATAGTGAGGCAGATGAAGAAAAGAATAAATGCCGTGAATATAATTTGCGTGAAGCAGAATACTACAACAAACGTGTAGAACTTGATTCTAAGCAAGATAAAGTAGTTAAGTGGCAACTTCCTGTTGAGGTTGATGGTGTAAGTGGAGAATACTTTATTCAATTTCCTGATGATTTGTTAGAAGCATCAAGTCTGAAAGAAGGTGATACAATTCAGTGGGTTGATCGTGGTGATGGTTCTTATCTTCTCAAAAAAGTTGAAAAGAGAACTGAAAAAGTTAGTCCCGATAATATGACTTGGGATCAAGCAATGGAAGGTGGTTGGTCTATGACTGATGATGGTTTCTGGATCAAAGAATGATTGAAACTCTTGTATGTGGTTATAATATATTCTGTCACGTAAAAAATATGATAGAATATCAAAACCATCAACCACCTGTGGTAAAATACTATGAACCAGGCAAATCTTGCTACGTTAATGGTGTTTTCTATACTAAATGTGAGGATCGATTAAATGGCACTAAGTGAATCTGTTGAAAATAGTCTAAAAGAAGCAGAAGCATCCCTTCGCAATGCATTAGCATATGCTGCCCGTCAAGAACGACCAATGGTTTGTAGCGTGATTGCAGATCTTATCAGTCGCATTGAAACATTACAAACAACTGATTCTATTCTTGATAAATTGGAGAATCGCAAACCAGGCGATAAAGGATTTTTTGGAACTATGTTTGGGGAATAATGACCGACCAACAACCTAACGAACTTGGTAAGGCACTTCAAGAATGGTGGGATTCTGATGCATACAAAGAGATGCAGAAGTCTCACCAAGAAAGTCTAGAAAGAGCAGTCGGAAAGTATTTTATGCTTTCTGAGTCTGATAAGATTGATATGATCCAAGCAATGTGCTATATTATGTGTAAGGCAGAAAGTGAAGGAACCAGTCATCGTGGTCTTCAAGACGCTCTGGGAGTTTATCCTGCTGGTTTCTGGGTAAGTGAACTGATGGACGTTCACAATGCTCTTTGGTCTTATTATCACGATAAGAAACAAGAAAAAGAACTTAAAGATGACTTAGATAATCTTGATAAATTTATGTCCTAATGTAACGTGATCCCAAAGAAATCATTAAGTTTCTAGATAGTATGGTATTGAAATGCTAACATTGAGAAACAACGCAAGAAACTTATGACCCTAGCAAAAACTGGAACAGAAGTTCTTACAAAAGAAGAGTGGAATGAACTTGTTGCCCTCAAAGATGCAATTACTTATGCTCCACAAACAGTTTCTGCTGAAAAAATGGAGAAATTTACTGAATTGATGGTTCGCTCACTTGAAGGTAAATGTGACCCACCACCACCAAAGAATTGGCGTGGAAATTCTTTAAGTGAATAATAAAAATAAATATTATCATCACGATACAAAACAATGGATAACATCGATCAACATATTCAAAAGGATGAAGATCTTTTGAGTGATCCTATGATTTCTCCACAATCTAGGAGACATACTGAAGAAGAACTTGAAGCACTTAAAGCATACAAGGAAAACCATCCAGAAGATTCACACGATCCTACTCCACTAGAACTTTACTGTGACGCTAATCCAAATGCTTTGGAATGTAGAGTTTACGAAGACTGAAAAATAAATACATTTAGTTACTTCCAATAAAAATGTCTAGATTTACTGATCTTTTCCAGGAACCAACTCCTGCACCAGAACCAACCGCTGCACTAGAATCTGTGGAAGTTGAGAAAGTTGCGGAAACTAAGACTGAAAAAGTAAGCAAAGCATCTAAGAAAAAGTTCACAATGGATTGAGTGGCACTTTAAAAACTGGCACACAGGGGGTTCTCAGGGCACTGGGGACCCCTTATAATATGTGGGTAATCAACAAACGCCCTAATGGCAACCCGCTCTCGCATTGGTATCGAACTTCGTGATGGTTCGATTCTGTCTGCATATTCCCACTGGGATGGTTATCCTGAATGGATGGGTCGCATTCTTCGCACTCATTACAACACCAAAGAGAAAGTCGCTGAATTGATTGATGGTGGTGATATGAGTTCTCCTTGGACTGAGGATCGTTTTAGTATTGATCCCACACACGGTTGGAAAGTTCAAGAATATGGTCCTCAATACTATTCTCAGCGTGGTGATAACTGCCCTCCTCGCCTTGATGCTGACCTGTGTGAATATCTTCTGCCTGATAACAGCGAAGAGTTTGCATATGTTTTCCGTGCTGGTGAGTGGGTGTGCTATAATATGCACCAGTTTGATGATTCTAAACTTCCTGAAATCGTTGAAATCCCTTCTGGTGCTCTTGCTGTTTAATCTATGAAATCTTCTACTGCTCTTGGTTTTGCTTTTGGTGTCATTGTAATTGCTGTTGCTGGACTATTCTTTGAAGCAGCATTGCTTGGACTGATTCTGTCATGGTTTGGTGTCTTTTTGACCATTTGGCAAAATCTTGCTATCGTTTTTCTTGCTAATCTTATCTTTAAAAATACTGGAGTTTCTTCAAAATGAAAAATCAAAACGGTTTTATTGATTCTGGTGTTGCTCTCGTAGCAGTTGGTGTCGTTGTAATTGGTGGTCTCATCTTTATTGGTGGTCCACAATACAATGTGTGGCAGCAATCTCTTGCTGGTAAAGCAGAATTGCAGAAGGCAGAATATACGCGACAGGTAGCAGTGTTGGAAGCACAAGCAAAGAAAGATAGTGCCCAACAACTTGCTGATGCTGAAATCATCCGTGCTACTGGTGTTGCTAAGGCAAACCAAATCATCGGTGATTCGCTGAAAGACAACCGTGAGTATCTTCAATATCTTTATATCACTGGACTGGAAGAAGGATCTAATAAAGGTAACGTAACGATCTACGTTCCTACTGAGGGTGGAATGCCTGTTCCCACACTTCAAATGAATAAGTGACACTTTAATAACTGGCACACGACCCGCCCCATAAGGCGGGTTTTTTGCTATAATAAAGAAGTAGTTGAGGAACTCTCCATGAATCTGACTGAGTTGATTGAAGAAATCCGTGAGATTGAAATCTATGGTTCTGATCCAGCAGACTGGATGGGTTATTTGGGTTCTGACGACTACTGGGTGCCAGATGAGGAACTGGCATACTAACCCTGTCAGGGGTGCCTAGGTGCCCCTATAATAAGCACATACGCAACCAACCGATGCCTACCCTCAACAAAGAGTTCAGCGCCTTCTGTGCCGAGCGTGATGCCAAGAACACCATTCAACTGAATGTTGTTAAGTGGACTTGGATGTTCTGTGATGCTCTGCGTGGCGGTGCTCCTGATGGTTACGATTACATCTTCGAGTCTGGTAAGAAGTATCACAAGGTCATTATGATTGATTCCAGTGGTGCTCGCTCTGTCCACTGCTTCATTGATAAGAAGACTGGTGAGGTTTACAAGTCTGCATCTTGGAAAGCACCCGCCAAAGGTGTTCGCTACGATCTCCGCATCATTGAACAGCGTGAATGGTTGTTTGAGAAAGCAGATTGGGCAGGAGGTTATCTTTACGCAAGATGATTTCTTCTATTTTCTTCTGGTGGTTTATCGCTCTTATTGGTGCTTGTTTTGTTAATTATGCATTGATGCAATTCACTGACAACGATGACGACAACTAACAAACTAATCTTTATCTCTTCGTTCATTTGGTTTCTTCACTGGGGACAATGCATTACCTTGAAATGTCTGGATATGGTTATTCTAAACTCCTCTGTGAGGACGTTACCACTTGGTTTCTGAATAAGTTTTTACCACGTCATAAGATTGAAGTAGAGATCCTGCATCGTGGACTGAAACGTGAGCAGGTTTATGGTTATTGTGACTACGTGGAAGAATCGTATCGTCCCCGTGAGTTTTTGATTGAACTTCAAACTCATATGGAGGAGGAGTTGTATATAAAAACTCTTTTGCATGAACTGGTCCACCTGCGGCAGTGGGTGCTAGGTTCGCTGCGGATGCGACGTGGAAAAATGTGTTATGGTAAAGTTCAAGTCGAACTTTATGACTATTGGCATCAACCACATGAAATAGAAGCACGAGAGCAAGAAGAAACCTTATATCTGAGGTATCTGATTGAGAAGAACTGTGTGCCACCTACCAAAGTGGCACAGTTCTTCCCGAACCGCCTGATGGTGGCGCTATAATTACAAGGTAATCAAGGGAACCACAATGGTCACCGACACCGCACAGGATGCCCAGATCCGCCGTTCTATCATTAAATCGGTGAGCGGCATGGATCTTCGCCTTCTGCAACGAATTGCCTATGAGGTTCGTTGTGAAGAACTGGGCATTCGCCCTGATGGTTGGAAACTCTACCCTGAGAACTGATTCATGAAACTTTCTACTACTTCTGTCACCAAGATTGCTGATGCTCTCAAACCAGCAGTCATTGATTACATTTATGAAGATGAAGGATTTGTTGAATATATGCAAACTGCCGTGGTAGAGGGTATTCGCAATGCGATGGGAGATATGGATGAGGATTTACTTTTTGAACTGGGTATGTTAATCTTTGATCGGATCGAACTGAAATGATGAACGAGCAACGAAACAAAGTAATTCAATATGCCGTTGTTGTGAGCACTATTCTCAACTTAGGAATGTGCCTGAATTTGTATCTTCAACTTGGTAGAATGCAATATCAAGTAGCACAAATAGACAGTGATATTTCAAGTGCTGTTGAAGCATTGAGTCGTTATATTTGGGAAATCAAAAACAATGAAGTAAGTAATTCTGAAACTTATCCAGGAGGACTTCAATGATTGGATTGATCGCTGGTTTGACGTGTGGAATCGCTACATACTACGGTGTTGGTGATGGTTTCCATGGACAAACAACCGCTAATGGTGAACGGTTTGATGCTTATCGTTGGACTGCAGCTCATCCTTATCTTCCTATGGGTACGAGGATTCGGGTAACCAATCAGGATAATCTCAAACAAGTGATTGTGAGAGTGAATGATCGTGGTCCATATTCTCATGCAGATCTAGATCTATCCTATGCTGCATTTGCACATATTCAATCTCCCCGCAAGGGTAACGCCACTATTTGTTATCGTGTAATCGGATGAAAAAACTTCTTTTTGCTGCTGCGATTCTGTTCTCTGCACCAGTTTATGCACAACAGTCACCAACGAATTATCAACCATTTCGTTATGAAACATCTTGTGCTCTGATGTATGAGGGTGAACCAATGACGGATCTGTGTGTGGTGATTGAAACCCGTGAAAAAGGTGGAGCACTTCGCACTCGTAATATCTTTTCAAATCGATTCAGTCTGACGATCAAAGGAAGATTTGATAAGCAGAAAGGTTATATGACCTGGGATTCTCATAATAAGTATGAATATAAATGGGACTATAAGATCGGTCAGGTTGGAGAACTTGGTGTCTGGTCTGAGGTTATGCCTAGTTTTTATTTGCAAAACGTAAGTTGGGATTGAATAATGAAAATTACAGAAGCAACAGTTAATTTAAATGTACATGAGATGGGTGTGATTCTTTCTGCACTGCAAAATCTTGAAAATGCAGATGAACATCGTATTGCCAGAGAATATGGCAGTGTGCCAGCACTTTATGATAAACTCTATTCCTACTGGGAGCAGATGGACAGATCGCAAACTGGACTACGGTACGATGTGGTGCCCTCCTTCTGAGGTTATAATACAAAGGTAATCGGGACACACCCAATGCAAACGCCTCAACTGACCAGCAAGGACGGCAATATGGTGGTTGACTTCTATCCCGTCAAGACTCCTTATGGTGATATTTCTGAAACTTGGGTACTTCGTACAGTCACCTTTGCTCCTCACGGTCAAGTGTCAAAGAAGTTTCTCAACAAAGTAGAAATGCTGTTGGACATCCGTGAGCGTGTGGCATACGGTTACAATCAAACGGGTGATAACTCCAATCTTCCCCAACTTGGAAATCCGATGGCAGGTGCCTGCTGATGAAAACTTCTTATTGGTTTCTTGGTATCATTGCCATTCTCATGTGGAACGGAATGATCATCAAACGTGATCAAGAACTGTTCAAGGCATATGATAAGGTCTGTGCCGAACTTCCCTCTCATCCTCATTGCCATCTTTCCAAATGAACGACGAAGACATTCAACAATTTATGAATGCATTTGATGATTTTATGAAGCATTCTGAGGTTGAGCAATTTAATCATGATGCCTGGTTGATTGCTAAACAATACACTGATCATTTTTATGAGCAGAAAGCAGCAGAACTGGAAGTGACTGTTGATTATTACATTCAGGAGTTTGTATGAACGATCAAACCAAATTCATTTTTGCACTTATGCAGATTGAGAACATTTCAAATCTCATCACAGGAAATGAATATGAAAGGTTCTTTGCTTCACATCTCATTCCAATCAAAGTTGAACTGGAAAGGCAATTGACAAATCTCACTCATTCCTCTAAAATTAAGGAGTAATTTAGAAATACTAATGAAATCACTTTACATTGTTGACTACTGGGTTCCGTTTCCTTCTTCTGAATATGGTGGTGTTGTATCACTAATCGCTGAGAATGATACGGAAGCATTCCAACTCCTTGCCGATGAAGATGGTTTTGATGACAGTTATCAGAATCTAATCATGCCCAATGTCGTCAAGGCACAGAAGTTCAAACTTGTGGATGATTATGAATCTGGTATTATTGATGCATTTACCACCTGATAATTATGGAAGAAAGACTCTATCGCATTGAAGAACTTTGTACAACTGGTTGGGAACTGGTTGAAGAAAAGTATGTTAATATGACAAAAGAACGCACTCAGGAAGTTTTAAATCAACTGATTGCCGATGGTTATAATCCTAATACATTACGTGCCGTACCCAATCCACAAAAATGATTGAGTTTCCTCATAAACCACCAGCAGGTTATTCTTATGAACAAGTTCCATTTAAACGTAATGTTATTGCAATCTGGATTCATAATCATTACAGGTTTGTTTACAATGGCGGTGGGATTACTCGTAGCATCTGGGGATTCTACAATCTCAAAACCAAGTGCTTCCACTCTCCTATCAACGCCAAAACAGTCGGTGATCAAGTAAACATTGAACAAACAACTCCATACTCTGCTATGATACCTAAACTCTCACCTCTCGAACTTGCTTATGTCTAAGTATAGTCCACGCCTGAATGATTATGTTCAATGGAAGAAAGGTGTCGAAGGATGGGTGTATTTTGTTGATAAAGAATATATCACCATCGAAACCAACGTCCGCCCAAAAGATCAATTCAATGTCCAGGCGTGTTCTATTCATAAGAATGAAAGGTTATTGGTACTTTGTTACAAGGAACAGTGGAATGAATTAACTTATGTCGGACATCGTGTTGATCAGTATTCAACTACAATCATATGAAACAGAAGAGAACAGTATGGAGATGGTGGGCAAAAGCATTAGGAGAGAAGGCAAGTAAATGTGACAAAGAATCAGACCACATTGCTATTATACGTACTGTTATATTCAGTACTTATCTCATTACTAATCTATTCATTATTGCAGGCGTAATTCGACATTGGAACAAAAATGAAATACCAGGTTGTATACTACAAATTGAAGAAGGACCAGAAGAAAGCGAAACAAGAAGCAATCTTTTATAATATTGAAGATGCCTCACTCTGGGAGCAACATATTAAGGAACAAGGTTATGTAAATTCTGAGATTGTACCAATCTTCTAAATACAAAAAAGATTTCCAAGAAACAATGAAGACGTTTGCACAATTAATGGAACAGATTCATGGTCCAGTAAATCGAACGGAAGTTGCGCTCGCAAAGACCAGAGCAAACATTGCCTCAGAGCGTCTTCGCAGAAGGCGTCAGTATCAACAAGGTCTTCATACGACGATGCACTTAAATCAGACCGCAGAAAAGGAAGACAGAAAAAAAGCAGAAGTTTATAATACCTGATTAACCGCAAAACCTACATTGGAATCTCCGCTGTTGTTACATTCATTTGTTATAAAACCAGTAATATCCTTTCCAACTATAATGCCCAGGATTGCGTAAACTTTTAATCAATCCGGTACCTTTACCAGAGCCACCTAATACTCTCACAGCATCTGCAATAGATTCATAACGGGCACTTATTTCACCTGTTTTTTTATTTACAGCAAATACCGATTTCTTTTTAGATTTGTCTTCTAAGATCTGCCACTTGTGTCCATAGGCAGTACCATCTTTTCTGGCAGCAAGTAGAATATTACTATTTTTATTCGGATCACCAGTAAGAGATAATGCTGCCATACGAGCATTCTCATAGTCAGTACAGATTCCAGTTTCTAAATTCTTTCCACGTATTGGAAGACCACAATGTTTTCCATTACCTCTGTTCTCTTCTGTAAGAGCACCCCAAGGTTCTATCTTTGCTTTTGTAGTTAATGCAATAGATATGTTTTCAATATGTTCTGATGTAAGTATCTTTTGCTTTGCTTTTTCTGTTATTTTTTGTTTTGTTTCTTCACTGAATATTGGACGTTCACCACCACTTGTAGCATTATATCCTTCTTTAAATGTATTATGTTGTTTGATCCAATATTCTTCTCTTTCATTTAATAAACTCTCATCACATTCATCTATTTCTTTAATCATGAAGTTGTGATTGCCATATTTACGCATGGCACGATGTAGGGGTTTATCACTCATTCTTATTGCTTCTTGTATGTGTTGTTGCCACCTTTTATTCATTCCTTGGGTGGTCTGACCAACATACTTGTGCCCGTTTTGCTTGTTGATAATTAGGTAGATGATTCCCTGTGCCATTGATATGATATGCTACATTCTTTATATATTGTACATAACGATTAAAATATAATACATAATGGTGAATTTAAAAAAGTTAAAATTATTGTATGGTGTAGTTAATGTTATATTAAATTATTGTGTGTGTTTTATAATATTCTCAATAATTATTGTTTATTGAGAATCAATTAGGTATTATGTTGAGAATACCCAGATCTTATGCAAGCTTAGCACGTTAGCATAAGGAGCGCAGTTTGTCAAGTCCGCCGCCCGCGAAAATTTCCCGAGACCCCACACAAGACTTATAATGCCTTGACAATCTTATAAGTTCGTGATAGAATCTCGACGAGTTATGTTACGAGATGCACATAAATTCGACGAGACATCATATATATTGGTATGAATCTCGACGAGACCTATATCTAGACTAGATTGCATCTCGACGAGTTTTATGCTACAATACGAAAGCGTTCACAAATCTCGACGAGCTTATGTACGACGACTACGATCTCGACTACACATACACAGGCAACGATTACGCGGATCTCGACGAGTATTATGCACGAGATACACAGGATCTCGACGAGGATTATGCGCGAGATGGGCAAGATTACGAATCACTTGCATATCGTCATTATGCATGATATAATCTAGACACATCGCATCTAGACACCTATGCTAGCACAAAAGCGCATTGTACAGGTTACACTAGACATTATGTGTTATGATGATCTAGATCTAGATCATATTAATTGGCGAGAACTATTACAACTCGAACCGAATGAAGATCTCCATTGTAGGGTGAAAGAGTTCGATCCATTCGATTAATGTGACAGTTCTTGAATTGGCACAAGATCCCCTATTCTCAATAAGGGGTTTCTTATTGAGAATGAATATTTTATGGCAGGGGGAGTGGCGATGTATTGTCGTCAGCAGGGATACCCTTCCCCTCATTAGATTTCTTATAAGATAGCAGAGCATTAATCCCAAATCAAGGGGAATTGTGCCAGTTCTCCTAGTGGCACAAGGGGGGTTGTAATCTGCCGCCGAGCGGGTTATGTTGGTTTCGTTCCTGAGGGATTGCTCAATGGTTCTTCTCACTGCCACAAACTACGGTTGCGTTTTTACTCTTTCTCAGGAAGATGGTGATGAATTGTATTATGCTCCGATTTATGCTGATGGTAGTGTAAATCTTGGTGAATTTGCGCCAGTTGATATGGATAGCGCAGATATGGATCATATGGAACTTTTTGATATCAGAAACCAATTGCGTGAGATGGTGGAGGTGTGACGGTTTAACAAGTGGCACAAGGGGGGTTGCAATGCCCCCCATCCCCTGATACATTACATTCGTTCCTGAGACACCGACCATGCTGACTGGCAACGCACTGCTGATCAAGGTTAACGAAATGCAGGCACAAAACCCGCCTGCTAAGATGTCTGAAATCGTTCGTGCCTGTGGGTATGAACTGGAAGGCAAACTGAAGTATACTCAATTCTACACTGAGTTGCTGACTGTCAAAGGTATCCTGAACAATGATACTTTGGAGAATGAAATCTCTGAGGAGAATCAGGATCTGTATGCCGAACTGTGTAACCGTTATGGTTCGGATGCAATCGATGCATTCCTGGAACTCTATGATGAAAATGATCTGGGTAATTTTGAAGATGCCTATCAGGGTCGTTATGATTCTGAGGCAGCATTTGCAGAGGAAATCACCACTGATTGTTATGGTTTGAACGTTCCTTCGTTCGTGATCATTGACTGGCAAGCAACTTGGGATCAGGGTCTCTATTATGACTATGATTTCGTGGATGGTTTCGTGTTCAGCAAGAATTGGTAATCTCGACTAGATGATATCAAGATCTCGACGAGACATACACAATTCGTCGAGATCGCATATACGATATACACATCTCGACGACATATACACACGATATTATAATCTCGACGCACATACACATACGTATCGAGATGTGCAAGAATACGTGACACATTCTCGACACCCACCCACCACGTGAGCTCGCCTTATGTGCAAGAATATGTGCTTCACCCCACTCACCCCTTCCCACACCATCTAGATGTGCTTTTTATATTCTTAGACTAATACCCCTTCGGGGTATTGTTTCACATCTCTTTAGTATATCTTATAGAGTCTAGATTCTTATCTTCAATGGGAACAAAGGTATTCTAATCAATATTTTGAGTACTGTCAAGCCCCTGTGGTCCAGTTCGTGAAGTGGTACAAGATCGGTTGCAATCCGATGATCCCCCTGATAAATTACATTCGTTCCTGAGATTTCGCCATGACTGAGGTTAAAGTTCGGGTCGAAACTAACGACGGTTGCGTGACATTTTGGTATGAAAAGTCCAGAGTCAAGAATCCCACCGAAGTTGTGTGCAATCGTGTCACTGAACAGTTAATGGGTCTTAACATTAAAGAGGTGAGTGTGACAGTCGCCTAAGTGCCACATCGGTGCTTGCTAAGCACCTCCCCCCGTGCCATACTACGTTTGTTCCTGAGAGACACACCATGTTTGATGAACTCTGGCAAGAGATTCAAGATGCTCCTGGTGAGATCTTTGACATTCCCGAACTTCGTGATCTGGATGATGACAAGTTCGATGTCAATGACTACATCAACGGAAACTACGACTACTGATGTTGTTTCAAGTCACCGCAATCGAGTTTGATTTTGATGAGGATGATGACTTTCCCGAGCATCAATTCTCTAACATTACCGATGAAACGATTGGTATGAT